ATGTCTAAAATCAAACGCCTCATTTGCCAGATGGCGGGGCACAAATTCACCTGGAAAACAAAACTGGATAGGGATGGATTCCGCTGCGCTCGCTGCAATCGTCTCGTGCGGTCTCAGACCGGCAAGGAAGCCAAAATCAGGAACGCCCGATGCGCCGCTTTGAATACTACGGCACAATAGGACTTATCGGCCTTATATGTGGGTTGGCGTACTTGGCAGGGAAAGGGATTTGGGCATGGCTTATGTACCAATGATCAACGTAAAATATCTTGGAAATGGCTCGGCAGATCTCGCGGGCCGCTTCAGATCACAATGAGAGGGGGTGTACTATGACCACAGACAATATGCCATACAGCCAATTTTCTAAGGCCGCACTGAGCGAACTTGATCAGATCCACGCCATGATATCAAAGGCGGTCGGCGAGCAGGACACCGACCGCGCGGTCAAGCTTGCCGTTGAATATGGCATGCTCCTGCAGCAATTGAGTGATCGTCGCCAAGCGGATATTGATCAAGCGCTAGGACAATGATCCGCCAGAACAACAAATATTCATCGCCCTATCTGTCAGATTATCGAGGCGGCAAAATCATCGTCCGCTGCGAAAAATGCGGGATGAGCAAACAATACGATGCGGATACCATGCTTGAGCGCGTAAAGGACAAGGCTATGCCGGATCTGCTCAACGACATAGCCCGCGCCGAAGGTTGCAAGCAGATAGACGACCAGTATTCGGACAAGTGTGGTTTGAGATTCGATCTCGAGGCAATGCGGAAGTCTCGCTAGGAACGCGGTTCCAATTCATAGACATCGGCGTTGTCCTGCGCATCTCGGAGTCCCTTATAAGAAGCGTGCCGCAGCTTTCCGTCATCCGTCCAGGCGCGATACTCTATCTCTGCAATTAATGTCGGCTGCACCCATATGGCGCCCTTGCGCTTGATCGGGACTGGAGCGTTTGGTGTCTTTAGATTGTCGAGATCCTTGCGCAGCTTCATCGTCTCGCGCATCTTAAACCCGGTCCCTACCCCGCCGACATAAACGAGATCATTTCCCTTGCGCGCGGCCAGCAATAGCCGGCCTATGCCACCCAGCGCCGCCGTCGACGGCTCATAGCCCACAATAAAGAAAGCGTCGCTCTGGATGCATTTGATCTTTACCCAATCACCAAGGCGGCCGGAGCGATAGGGTTGGTCCGTACGCTTTGCAATGATCCCTTCAAGACCGTGCTCGCAGGCAGCGGCGAAGAAAACATCGCCCTCGGCATCTACCTCCTCCGACAGGCGAATGGTAGCGAGGCTGTCGCCGATCACATTCTCCAGCATATGGCGCCGGGCAGTGAGTTCCATGCCCGTCAGATCATGCCCATCGTAATAAAGCAGGTCGAAGGCGTAGAAGATCGCTTCGCCTGCCGGCCGCTTGCCGCCCCGGCCTCCGAGCGAATTTTGAAGCGCTCCGAAATCCGGTCTGCCCTGGTCATCGAGCACGACCGCTTCGCCGTCCAGGATCATTGTCGTGCCGAGCACCTTGGCAGCCCTTGCAATGGTCGGGAACCGATGCGTCCAATCGTGACCACCCCGTGTAATGACGCGCACACCTGACGGCTCGACATGCACAGCGAGGCGGTAGCCGTCCCACTTCACCTCAAAGGCCCATTGCGGCCCCACAGGTGGCTTTGGGACGAGCTTGGCGAGGCAGGGCTCGATCCGTGCCGGCATCGGGTCAAGGGCAAGCTGTGGCTGTGATTTATCGGGGCGCCGTCGCACACCACCCTTTAGCGGCGCATCTTTATTAAGGAGCGGGCGAGATGACTTCCGAGGAACCTTTGTCATGGAAATAGTCCAGCAGACAAAGCTTAAAGAGTCGAGTCTGAACTCGCGATCTTGACTCCCTCGCCTACCAAGAACATTTTGAGAACAAAAAACGGAGCTGAAGGTGACCGAAAAAGCTGACGCGCCGGCGGCCGCGGCGCTGCGATACAAATGGCGGGTGACCTGGCCGAATCCAGAAGACGCAGACAGCCACAAGACGGATTTCTGCGGATGGGATGGGAAGATCAGAATAGGCCGGATCAGGCTAGAGCCGGGTGGACCGGTAAAAGGCCTGTGGCAGTGGAGTGGTCAAGGGCCGGAGGTCAGGCAGAGATTGCTGCCGCACCAAGGATATGAAAAGACCGCGAGGAAAGCTGCCTGGATGGTCGAAGACTATTACGACCGGCTGATGGCGCACCACAGGATTGATTGATGGCAGAGCGGTTTCGGCACTGGCTAATTGAGTTTCAGCCAATGGCGGATGGCAGTGACTGCATTGTCACCAAACCACGCGATAACAGTCCCGATCGTAAGCCCTGAAAAAGCGATGAGGCCGCTGATTCCGACGCCTAGCGTCTTCATCCGCTTCCACTCCTCAATGGCCGGGGATACTTCCTGGTGATTCTTCTCGACAACTTCCTTGAGGGCGGCAATCTGATCGCGGAGCTGGGCGTCTACCTCGCCGCTGATCGCAACCGTTGTTTCAAGATGTGCAAGTTTGTTGCTATGCTCATCTAGCCTCCTATGAATAACAGCTCGGCTTTCGTGGGCATTCTTCTTTTCGTCCTGAAAATCATCTCGAAGCAACTCAATCGTCTCACGAGATCGTTCTTGTCCTTCGAGCAACTTCCCGAGGGTGAGCATTACGTCGTTTAATGATGCCATCGCAAATGCCTTTTGCCCTAGGGGCGAATATCGCTCAAAATGAATGCCACTCCGGCCAGATAAAGTCGGCCAGAGTGGCGGCACTTAAAATGAAGCCTATGAAATTAAGGATGTGAGCTATTTCTGCGCCGGCGGAGTTGTCCCGATAGGCGCCTTTGCCCTGAACCGTCCGTAGAGGGCATAAATGCTGCCGATCAACGGTATGGCCGTGACAATATCGTTGGTAACTTCCCCCTGCAGGGCCGGCGGAAAATCCACATGGAACCGCGCAAGGATGACGCCGACAACCGCGACGCTCGACCCCCAGACGACGCGGGATTTATACCACGGCTCCTGGTTGGTGGAATGCAGCACGGCGTCTATGACCGGGCCAAGGGCATTGATGATTGCCGGGACCGCGGAGAGATCAGCTTGGACGTTTGGATCTGCAACGGTAGCCGAAACCACCGTTGCCATCTGATCCTTGATCTGAGTTTTTACGTCAGCCATTGGATCGCTCCGCTTTACGCTAAAGGGGCTTGAAGAGCCGCCGACAGCGCCTGGTGGCTCGATTGCAGGGCGGCGCGCTGGGTGTCGGTCAGCGGCTTTTGCAGGAAGACGAGCTGATATAGGGAGGCGATCGCCGGGCCGATATCCTGACCGAGGGCTTCGAGAAGCGACAAGGCGGATACGGCGATTTTGATGTCAGCGAGAATTACGTCGGCGGTAGCCATTATTTTACTCCGTTGTTAGCTGCGATCTGTTCGGCAGCGCTGATTGCGGTCTTGAGGGTGGAATAGGCGGTGGAAATGCCGGTGCACGAAGTCTGGCCGGCGGCCGTGCACGCGTTGAGCTGGTTCTGAACCTCGCCAAGCGCGGTCTCGACGACCTTGTCGGCGTCCTGGAGCTTCTGGACGATCGCCTTCTGAGCGCAGAGGCCATTGGCGTTCGTAACCGTGTCCGAGCCGGTGCAGGCGTTGGTGTCATAGAGAGCACGATAATTCTTGGCCGGCGCCAGGAACACCGTGTCATAGCCAGACATCGCGGTATCGACCGTGGTCTGGTTGATGGTGAAGTCATTGAGCTTTTGAAGCGCGCCGCACGAGGCAAGCGAGATCGTCACGGCGGCGATAGCCACCAGGCTTACAATACGCATGGGTATGTCCTTTGGTTGTGGAGGGGATTAGGCTTCGTTGGTGAGGGTTTTGTAATCGCCCGCTGCCAACGTCATCAGCGGGCCGGTCGGAGGCGCTGAGAATGTGTCCGGCCAGCGCGCACCCTGAAAGCCGGTCTTGGTATGCACTTCGATGCAGATTTCATTGTCCTGATTGCAGCCAAGGCAGACATATCCGCCATTGTACTGCCCAAGGCAGATCGCGACGTGGCCGCCACCATTTCGGGAGAAAACAAGGATCGAACCGACCTGCGGCGTGCACTTCACCCCGAACTTCAGCCAGTTGAGAGCCCATGCCGGATTTTCCGGCAATGGCTGCTTCGGCAGGGAATTGTGGAAGAAGGTCGCCATCCCAATTCCGCACCAGGCGGTGACGGATGGATCGTAGTGCAGCCCGGCGGTTGCGAAGTACGCCATGAGCGCTTTCTTGTCCCGCACTTCCTGCAAACCGACGTGTTTCTTCGCCTCGGAGATCCAAGGTAAATCGGTCATAAGTTTTTTCCTTTTTTTCGGATTTACTTAAGTGTTCGCGGCACCATTGCGCTGGCCGAAATTCCTCGTAAAAAGTCTTCCGCAAACAAAGCATCACTGCGAAATACAGACGAGAAAAGCCTCAAAATTTCAAAATACAGCGCTATAACGGGAGATAAATTCTGTGAATTTTAAGATCGAAGGACTACTCGAATCTGAACAGGCTACGGATATCCCGGCCTATGACGTTGATTCCGCCGAAATAAAACAACTCTTAAAAACCATAATTTCCAAAATTCTAAAGCCAAACTCGTATCGTGGGCCAGATGTGCCGCTAATCCAGTTTAACCAATTTGTTGAATTAGCCAGACGCCAGGATATCCGTATTGAAGGCAAGAAGGTTGTAGACTTCGGATGCGGAGAACCGCGACCCTTCGGTGCTGCAATTTACCACTACCTAGCGGGCGCATCGCGCGTTCTATCCGTCGACCTAGATCCCCTCCGGGACCAAGGCGCTGTATCTGTTGCGGTCCTCGGCACCATCCTTGCTGTACTGCTTGATGAACTGAAATTTGACTTTTCGAGCTTGGACGTCGATGCGCAAACCATCCGTAACCGAGCAGCGAAATTCGATCTCGGGAAGCTCAAAGTTAACGATATTGCGCGCGGCATTCCAGATGCGGTCTGGCTAAGGCAAAGCAGGTATCAGGCATTGCCACAAGAAGAGCGGGAGTTCGATATTCTTGTAGCCAATTCGGTGTTTGAGCACGTTGACGACCTCGGAGATTGTCTTGTCTCTTTCCGAGAGAATATCCGTCCCGGGGGGTGGATTTACTCAGCAATCGATTACAAGGATCATCGAATGTACGCAGGAACGGGGGAAAGCCCGTGGCAGTATTTGATCGATGATTCTGACGTCTCGCCGGGCTACATCAACCGTATTCGTCATACCGAGTTTTTTGAGATGATTGCATCATCTGGCTTTGAAGTCGCGGAATGCATACTTGAAACTAACATGCCGTCCGACACTGAGCGCGAACAGTTTTTGCCTAAGTACAAGGATATGAGCGAGATCGATATTGTGACGACCGGCGCGCGAGTTCTGCTACGAGCGGTATAGGCCGCTCACTTTGAGCAGCCGGGTCTTTCACGCCCGAAATGGAGGTTTTCGCTGCGCATATTATTTTACATCGAGCCGGTGGCATTTCGGTTAGACCCTCTTTTAGTCACACCTTGGCTAGATTGGGTTGCTCGGATTGTGGCCACAAACCCAGGCGTATCGTTTGGATTCGCATCAAGCCAGGTATTGTGTTCTGTATTTTCGAGCCGGCTCGAAACACGCGCCGTTTATCTCTTCAACGTCAGTTCGCGCGACATCTTGGAACCTTATCAGTTTGATCGTCACGAATATGCACAGGACCTATTCGGTTTTCGACCTGGTTATAACGATTCTCTCTGCAATCGCCTGAAAGAGATCGACGCTAGCTTTGAACCCGATATCATCATAAGCTTTACGCAAAACCGATATCTCGAAGCGCTTTTCACTGGCCGCGTACTTTTTTGGGAACTCAGTCCCTTGCCGCGAGTGAATTCATCACTCAGCCTTTTCATGGACCCGTTTGGGCATCAGGTGAATAGTATTCCGAACCTATATAAGGACCGGATAAGAAGCCTTTCGCTATCGGACGAACAACTCGCTGGAATCGGTAATGTTTGGCACGAGAAGATTGTAACCCCCCTGCATTGCCATCCATTGACCCCCGAAATCAAAGAGTGGCTGTCCCCCATTCAATCGACAAAGCAGATCGCCCTTCTCGCTCTACAGCCCCCCGATTGGCCAACCTATGAAGCCGCGTGGAGAAGAAGCGAGATTGACCAAATGATCATGCAGTGCACGTCCGAAATGCCGACTGATTGGGTACTCGTTCCAATATTCCACCCGGACCAGAGCCTTCCAGAGCCATTGTGTAGGGCGATCGAGAGTGATTTTGCGGGTATCAGATTCCCACCCCGCGATCTGTCGTCGGGTAAGAGCGAGCTATTTCTCCCCCATGTTGACGCCGTGATATCTATTTCGTCGTCACTGTCTGTGCAGGGGATATTCCACGGCAAGAAAGTCATAACACTAGGGCAAAGCCAGTTTTCGGCCTTCACCAATGGATCGATATCCAAGCTCGACGAAATCAGCCCATTTCCCTATCCAACAAGCGCGCTGATGCTGGCATTCCTATCCAACAGATATAGCCATCCGCTCGATGCATGCCTGACTGAGCCGAATTATGTCGCGAAGGCCGTTAGGACTCTGGCTGGGAACATCGAAGCCTACTTCGATTTTTCAGAGTGGTCTCCATCTCGACTCGCGCCGTTGCTAGGCCCTGTCAAACCAGGTTGAAATCCCAGGTCACATTTTCTTTGATCGGCTTTGCGGGCGTGCCGCCGGCCAAGATATTTTCGCCAATATTTTTGGTCACCACCGACCGCGCAGCCAAAAATGCTGCCAGACCCCAATGAAACGCCTTTCCTCAAGAAACGCCGGGGCGACTTGCAGATATTTTCTTCAACGCCGATCACTTCAACTGACATTAGGAGGCGCCTAACATGTTGACGGTGACGTGGGTAGTTTTGCCTCCCTCAAGTCCAGATGAAAAGACATAACCACCGTCAGTTGGCTCAAATCCAAAATCCGGGTACATCTTGCGGCAAGGCGTATTAGCCTCAGTCTCTCGGAACTGCGCGGTAATTTTTGTCGCGCCAGTTTGGCTCATTATAAAGTCGATCACGGTGGCGAGAACGGTATTTTCAATTTCCATTCCAAGGACCCGACAACTCATCACATACTGCTGAATTTCGGCACCCTTCACGAAGACGAGTCCAACTGTTCCATATTCCGTGAACTTGTCCTTGACGCTGAAGGAGAACACCTTACCTCCTTCTCCAAAGAAGCTCTTGAAATCCTCGAAGGACCATCTCACGCCTGTCGTGTTGAACTGGTTCGTCTTGTTGACCAGTTCATAGGCGCGTCCGAAAGACGAATGGTCGGTATCCGAAACGGTCCAGATATCGAGCTGGGTATTCAGACCAGCTAGGAACTCTTGTCGCGTCATCTTTGACTTAGCGACTTCGCGTTCGACCTGTGCCTTGAGCATATTCTCTCGGCCGGCCGATTCTTTCGAAAGCTTCACGATATTGGTTTCCGGCGCCCATAGAAGCGTCCGTCGTGTCAGGAACGGGTTAGAACCTATGACCCGTATTCCGGGGATCTGGGAAAGAACAGAGTCTCGCTCCACCGGATTGTCATCTACAAAGACGACGCTCTTTGGTGTGAGCGAAAGCTGCTGCATGGTCTCGCGTATATTCTCAACTTTCGGCAGCCAGTTGACCTTCGGGACAATGAAGTCCTCGTATTTCAGGAAACCTGTATCAACAGCGTTCGCCCATCCAGCCTTGACCAGCTCCTCGTCATTTTTCGATGCGATCGAAACCATGATGCCGCGTCGCTTGAGGTGGTGTACCGCCTCCCAAACACCCATCGGCCAACCATCTGCATATGGCTTTCGTCGATCGGGTTGATAGTGCTCGACCAATTGGCCACGCCACATCGTATTGTCGAGATCGAAGATAACCAGCTTTACCATGTCCATCTGGTGCGCAGTGCGGTAAATCGCCTCGATCTGACGGAAAACCGCCCGGAAAAATTCTTCCGATCGATTCGGATACATTTCCTCGATATCGGGAAGAGGGTCCATGCGCCCCGGCTCTGGAGCAGTCCAGTGAGGCATTCGCTCGTGTCCGGCCCAATCTGGATACACAACCGAGCCGTGCGTGTAGAAATAGAGAATATCGTCAAGAAAATGCATTTTGCCGATTGAGTTGGCGATCATGTCGACGTCAGCAACAAACGCGTTACTGTATGCTTTCACTTTGTCCGTCAGATACCTGTTTAATTCTCGCACCACGTAGGTAATGTCGTCCGGCTCGTTCAAATGCGCGAGGCCAGCGGCCCCCACTCCCTGAGGCACGATGAAGTTTGAGACTATCGTTAGGAGGCCAGTCTGGGCGTTATACGCGAGGGCCTTTTCCAACATCATATCAATGATTTGCTGGCCGTGCCGCAGCCAATCGTGATCAGTAGGGTCGGCTATCCGTACGATACCGTCGCTTAGGATGCTGCGAAGCGGTAGTTGCACGTATTGAAAGCTATATTGCTTGAGGTCTTCTGCCGATTTTTCAGGCAATTCCGCTGCATTATTAAATAGGATGAAATCGAAGGCGGCGCCGGGGAATTCCGTGCCGAACCGCTTGCAATATGCCTCGGACAGGCACGATCCGATAAAGAGCACTTTCCTAAAATCGACCGGCGTCACGTTCAAATCACTAGGGAATAAAAACTCGGAAGTTTGCATCTGGTGAATACCTAACCAAGAAAAATTTGGCGGTATTTAAACGATGCGATGGCAACTCGTCCATATCCAAAAAGGTACGGATGGGTTGCGTTAGCGGCCCACTGGTGTGGTATTGAAGACATCGCAGAGATGAAAATGATGAATTGCCACTCTACCCTCTTGCGAAAATACTCGTTAGGTAGCTAGTAACTCCCTGAAAAATTCTCTTTAAGATAAGTAGCAATTAATTCGAAAATTATCGCGAGGGTTGAAGTGCGTATTCGTGGCCTGTTCAAAGATCGTTCCCGTCCCTCAGCGGGGAAATCCCCCGGAGGTACAACGGAAGTCCCGGAGAGTGAACTAGCACGGGCAATGGCACTCCGCGAACGAGGCGACGTTTGGGGCGCATTCACCATCCTAGCTGCCGAATACAAGAGAAATCCGTCACAAGACATTGCGATCGAGCTTTCCAAGATGATCGGGACGACCACCGATTATGCTGACGTTCTGGCTGCGATGGCTTCAGAGTTCGATAATGCCCATTACTTGCATATCAATTCGGATGTCCGCGGGGCAACGAGCGATGGCGCTACACATTACTTGCTTTACGGTTGGAAGGAAAATCGCCCTCCGTCGCCTTTTTTCGACCCGTATTTTTATCGCCACAAGTACCAGGATCTAGACCCGCGCGTTTTCCTTCTTTCTCATTTCCTCAAGAATGGGAAAGTTGCTGGAACGCCCGCGAACGCGATCAGCGACGAATACTGGTTTGTCCCCACCTCTCCCACATCGGAGGAATGGCGAGACGCTCCGGCGGCGAAACTTTCCGCTAGGACGAAGGCCGTTGTCATCATCCCCGTCTATAAGGGATATGAGGAAACGATGACCTCCGTTTATCAGGCGCTGGTTTCACGACAAAACGATGAATACAGTCTTCTCGTTGTCAACGACAAAGGCCCCGATGAAAAGCTCAATAAGGAATTACAGGCGCTCTCTGATAGAGGCCTTTTCGACTATCATGCGAGCGTGATTAACCGCGGATTTGTTCAGACCTGCAACCACGCGATCAAAGAACTAAGCAATAATCTCGACGTCGTTTTGCTCAATTCTGACGCCTATGTTTTCCCAGGATGGTTTAAGCGGCTCAGTGCCCATGCCAACGATCCGAACGTCGCTACAGTCACTCCTCTTTCGAACAATGCGACAATCTGCAGTTATCCGGTCGTCGACCGCGACAACTTCCTCTCGCTCGAATGCAGCCCCCAAGAGCTGGATGCGTTCGCAAAGAAAGCCAACAAGGGTCTGGCCGTTGAAACCCCTACCGGTGTCGGGTTTTGCTTCTATATGAGCCGCGCCGTCATCAACAAGATTGGCGCGCTGGACGCTGACGCGTTCAAAGTCGGCTATGGCGAAGAAAACGACTTCTGCATGCGGGCTCTAAACCACGGCTACAAGAACCTCATAGCAGGCGACGTCTTCGTTTTTCACACAGGCTCCGTGTCTTTCTCTGCCATAAAAGAAGAAAATTTCAACAAAGGCCAGCGCGCTCTTGAAGGCAAGCACCCAAACTATTCGCCTCTGGTGCGAAGCCACGTCATGGCCGATCCGGAACGGTACATGCGCCGCCAGCTAGACGTAGCCAGGCTTTCTTCCGCGCTCAAGGGTGCCACCGTGTTCGTGACACATGCATGGAGCGGTGGCATTAACACCTACCTCAATCATGAGCGCCGGGAGCTTGACAACCAGAAACTACCCCATGTCACAATCAAGGTTCACAGCGGCTATAAGATCACTGTCGACACCAACTATGGGCTCTTCGTTCCGAATCTGGTCGATATAGATCTCAGAACCGAATTAGGCGTGATCAAAGAGCTGATCGAGTCGATGTCGCCAAAAGAATTCCACGTCAACAGCTTCGCGGGTCTAGACTGGCAATGGCACAAGAAGCTGCTGGAATTCATCCAAAGCAGCGGCAAGCGATACAAGTATGTCTGTCATGACTATTCTTCGATCAGCCACCATTATCAACTGCTTCGGCCAGACAACATCTATAGGCACGCGCCGACCATTGCAGAGCGCCGCGCTTGGTCTACCATGATCGACGGTCGAGATAGCCCTGACGTCTCCGATCCCGATGAGAGACTGGCTGCATACACCGTATTCCTTGAAAACGCTGCAGTGGTGGAAGTCCCGAGCAATGCTGCGAAACGCATTCTCGAGGCAGAATTCCCAAAGGTTGCCTTCAGTATCGTTCCCCACGCCGACCATCTACCCGATGTCCCCATTGCTCAACGGCGCCAGCGTGATGGAAAGATCAGAGTCGCCGTCATCGGTGCAATCGGGCCACATAAGGGAAGCGACGTGTTGGCTTCTCTTGCTGTTGATGCCAGGAACCGAAATCTCGAACTCGAATATGTGCTTGTCGGCTACAGCAATAACGACAACCTGCTTCAATCCTGTGGAATCTCGATCACCGGCCAGTACCGTACCGAAGGAGAGGCCCTAGCTCAGTTGTCCGAACTCAAACCGGATATGGTCCTCATCCCAAGCATCTGGCCTGAGACCTTCTGCTACGCCCTGTCGATGGCGCTGAAACTTAAGATCCCGCCGGTAGTCTTTGACATCGGAGCCCAAGCCGATCGCGTCTCGCCGCTTAGCTGGGGGAAAACTCTCCCCATCAAGCTCGCCTATGATCCTTGCCGTCTGTCAGAGTCCTTGCTACGTCTTGACCTCGACAAAATGTGGCGATCGAGAACGGCCGACCATGCGGCCGATCGGGCAGCGTGATCGCCTCTCAGCAGGGTTTTTTAGGATGGCGGAAAACCGCATTAAAATTTCGGATCAGGATCTGGCTGCCATGATGGCAACTCAGACCGCCATTATGGCGAGACTATGCGACTTGCTGATAAGCAAAAACGTAATGACTCGTGCCGAGATCGCCAACGACCTGCACAAGCTGCTGTCGCATGGTCTTGTCGAAGCTCCGCGAGGAATGGGGCCATTGAAGCATCTTCTTGCATTGATCGACAAATAAGCCAGACGAGCAGGCCCCTCCCGCGCCTCAAATCAACGCCCTTCGCCACGTAATTTTGCGAGCCGCGCTTGAGTGGCGTCGTGGACGATCTGCGGATATTTCATGAGCATCATACCGCGCGCCGCTTCCCGCGACTGATTGATGACTTCCGTGACGACGTCCCGCCGCGTGGTGTCTGGCCACTGCCGATAGTCAGGCGACTTCACGATGGCATCGAGGCGCATTTTGGTCATGCGGCCGGCGATGCGCGTGAAGTCGTCATATTCGCCGTCTGTCAACGGAACGTTCCTGATGCGACGCTCCGGCTGTGACGGATAAATCCCAAGCTTCAACATCGTCTGATTGACAGGATCGTTACTGACCTGGGTCTCGTAGATCGCGGTTATGCCCTTTCCGATCGCGGCGTCACGGTTCGGCATGGGCTCGCCCCAAATATCCCGACGAGGATAAAGCGTCTCCGATAGGCCGGGGATTTTTGCCTTGATCGCATCCATCACCGTGCGCGACTGGCGGGTGTAGGGATCGATCGCGCGGTTCACCTGTGAAATGCCCACTGAATATGGGACGAATGACGACAGGAAGTTGCGGATATATGCCTCGCCATAGCGGCCAGGATCTTCCACGGCCTGCATCAGCTCGGCCGGCCCGCGCATGAAGGATTCATCCAAGACGTTCTGGGTGAACGCGTGCTGAAGACGAGCGGCGGCCTGCAGCATGTCCGCCTGTCCAGCGGCGTGCGCTACTTCGTACATGTCGGCCGAGACGCCCATCAGCATGCCCATGGGGCCAAGACGATGCGTGTCGTACCAGATATTCCCGATCCGGACGGAATGCGCCTGGTTGCCCGCCAAGCGCCACATAGCCGATTCTTTGGGATCGGTCGGGCCGGAGCCGCTAATCAGACCTTCCGCCGCCAGGCTACCGAAGCCGATAGAGAGCGCGGTCCCGACGAGCATACGAGCCTGCGCCCGATCCTGCGCGATGGTTCCATTCTTGCCCGTGAGATCCGCGCGAATTTCAGGCGCAAGAATTCCGACCGGCGTCCGCTGGATAATCGACTGATCGATGACGTTGCCGGCGATGTGCACGAACGGGTCAATGAATTTCAGCAGCGGGAAGCCAAAGACTTCCGTGTTGGTCACGCGGCTGACCGCACGGACGAGCTCGCTGCCATGTCCCATGAGGGTAAGCTGCGTGGCTTCCTTTCGTGCGCCCTCCATCATGTCGGCCGGCGGGTTTTGCCGAATATCGGCTACGCGAGCGTCAAAGTTCGTGCCGCTCAGTCCTTCGCTGGACGCCATACGATACGCGCGGGCGTTCAATTCCATGCTGTAGTTCATGGAACGGAAAAGGGAGTGGATCGCCGCGATGAAGCGACCAGGCAAACGGATGGCCGAACCGACCGGAAGCACCGGAACACCACGGACGGCGAGATCAGGCGTATACCCGAGCGGGCTGTAATGAAGCCCCAAGAGCGGAGAGCCTTCGATGCCGCCTGCTTTCAGGAGCGCGCCGCCGGAAATGATGCCGTCTCGAATGCCCCGCACGAGGCCAAAGGCAGAAGCCATCGCGTCGCCGAAGGTCGCGGCCTCATCCATCATTGCCGGCTGGACAAGCTCACTGCCGGGCTGGAATGGCAATGTGTCAGGCTTTTGCCCTTGAGCGAAATTCTGAAACGCTTGCTTGGCGCCGGGCGGAAGCTTCCGAAGATCTTCACCAGGAAGGAGGGTCGTGACGCCCGTCTTCAACGACTCGATAGAGGCTTTGATCGCCGCCGGCGTGCCAGAGACGAGCCCTTTAAGCTGAGCACCGACTTCACCAAGGCGTACCGTTTCCCCTTCCCGGCCAAACTGACGACGAATGGCGCCGAGCGTAGCGGCCGCGATCGTCTCGGGTCCAGCTTTCTCGAGTGCAAGGATCGTATTGCCGACCATGTACGTGGTGTGGGTCGCCGGGCCTGAAATCAGACCATTGATCCAATATTCCAGCACCATGCGGCCGAAGGAACGCTTCTGAGCATCCCGCATGAATTTGGACACCTTGGCCGGCGTGTCGAGTTGCGCGCCGAGCTTGGCCTCCTGGCGCAACTGGAAGAGCGTCTTGCCCGTTGCAGTCTTGAGGAAAGCGTCGACGCCAGCGGCCTCGTCCTGTCCGGCGATATTCCGAAAGGCGCGGAGCGCGCGGCCAGCTTCCGCAGTGATGCCGGCAACCTGCCCCTGGATCATCTGATGGCGATCCTTGGCCAGCGCATAGGCCATGACATCCTCATCGGTGCCCGTGGCTGCCTTCTTCATGGCGGCGGAAACGTCGGTCGCGGATTGCACGAGAAGCTTGCGGGCAGCGACAATCTGTTCGGCGTTGAACGCCTGGCCGATGCTGCGGCGCTGAAGCTGCTCGAAATCCATACCCAGCGCATCGGCCAAGTCCATGACCTGACCGTCAGTCACCACGCCACGACGATCGCCTATGAAATCGTCGTTCTTGTCGGCTGCATCCCGGATAGCTCGAGCGACATCTTCACTCGTGGTGAGGTTTTCTACTCGGATGTTCCCGGCTTTGTCGAGGAAGGGGGATTGGTCTGGTCCGAAGAGGGTTGTTGGAGAGGGCGCAAGTTCAGACCCAACAGGTTTGCGAGGTACGGATCGCTGTTCGGATCCAGATACGGCGTTTCCTGCTGACCCTGTGGCGGTTCCGCTCCATCCTGGAACGCCAGCGCCTTTTCCCCCAGCCTCATTTCCGCGCGGGATGAGCGGGCCATGTTCCTCGCCACTTGGGCCGCCTGCGGCGAGAGTGTCGGGTCCGCCGCCACCTTCGTCCACTGACCGTAATCCGTCTTCGCTCGGTCCAGCTTCTGCTGAACCGTTAGCTGCGGCTTCTGTGCTGGCTGATCTGAGGGCGTTTTCGAGTTCATTGATAATCTCTGGCGGCTGCTGGGTAATATAAAGCTGTTTTTCGGAATTGATACGGTCAATTGCAGCATCAGCTTCGTGCGGCTCAATCTCTGCTGCGTCTGCCTCATGGATATCAGCAAGCGACGGCTGAGCGGCCCGCTCCGGCGCAAATACCGTCCTCTGCGGTTCCGTCGCAATAAGCCGATCGAAGACATTTCGAATATCTTCGTTGATCGGCTTTCCGAGCCCGCGCAATGTGTCATAGAGCTGCGTCAGCCAGTTCTTGAACTTAGCGAATACGGAAGCGAGTTTCGGCGACGGGGCAACGCCCTCGCGCATATACTGCTCGAAACCACGGGCGAATTTCTCATGTTGTCGGGTTTTAATTCCCTCGGCATCATCGACGCCAAGCCACGAGCGCACCGTCTGTGCGTCGGTCTTGAGATCGGTCGGTGCCAACTCGTGACGGTCGTCCCGCATCAGCTCCTCAAGCCATTGGTGGCCCGTTTCATGGATGAAGGTCGAGGCGTTGGCATCGCGCATCAAAGTGATGACGGGCTTGGCGTCTTCCTTGATATTGATCTTGCCGCGGGCGCGCTGCGCAAGCTCCAATTCCTTCGGCGCCTTCGTCTGGCGTCCCTGGCGGACTTCTGGACCTTCGGTATTATAAAGCTCTTCCGGCGTGCCAAGCGCCCCGCCGAAGCGATCGGCACGGGTCTGATAGCGGGAGGCGAGCAACTGCCCTGCGGCTTCCGCCTCTTCGACAGGTCGACCGGCCTTCACGAGCTTCTGAGCGATGTCATTGGCGATGTAGGCAACCTGCTCTTCCACGGGGCGCGGCGTGGACGCTGGAAGCTCCGTCGTCGGTGTCGTGGCGGCCGTCTCTGGATTTACAGCCGGTGCTTCCGCTTCAGGCGTCACGGCCGGCTCTGCGGCAGGCTGCGCAGCGGCTTCTTCCGGCTGAGCCACTTCAGGCTCAATCCCCTGCCCGGCATATTCAGCAGCACGGCGATATGCTGCGGAAACCTGAGGAGCGAGATCGCGCATTTCATAATCGACGGCCAACATATGTTGCCGTGCCATCTGCAGGTCAGGCGTTTCCTGTGCCCTACCCTCGGCAAAGGCTTGCTGACGATCTTGCAGCGCCTGGTACTGCGATTGGGTGTCCCTGATCTGCGCGCGCAATCTGCGGGCCTCGGCGCCGCCGCTGTAGCCGTTCTGGCTTTCAACGTGGGCATCAAGCTGAGCCTGCAATTCCTGCTGCCTGGTCTGAAGGGCGTCAAACTCTTCCTGCGGCGGATTGTTATATTCGGCAATCCAGTTCCGGAATTCCTCGCGCTGCTGTGATAGCTGGTCGTACCGTGCGAAGGTGTCGGGATCGATACGACGGGCGAGCGAATGCAGATCCGCCTCCGGCTGTTCGCCGATGACGGATTGTTCCGTGCGCGCGGTATCCTGCGCAGTCATCGCGGCGGCCGGGTCCTGATCATGGACGCCGTGGAAAACATCTTCGGTGATGCCGGGTCCCATGACCTTCGTATCTGCGGCTTGCGCAACCGTGGGGCCGCTCTGCTCGACTGGCTCCGCGGCTGCCGGCGCTTCAAGACGAGGTCCGATCGCGGAAAGGACAGGACGCGCGCCTAAGCCAGTCAGTGCCTCGCCAAGTCTTGTCGGCTGATTGAAGACGAGCCCGAAACCGGTCGCCACAGCGATCTTGCGCCAATCGAGATCGCCGCCCTCAACCTTTTCATTGCCGATTTCCATACCGCCCATGGCAGCGCCGCCGAATACACGGGCCGTCATCGGGTTGGCGAGGATGCGTTGCAGGGCGGTCGAGTTCTCCGGGATTGCGCCGCGCGCGAATCCGCCTGGGCGCATCGTAAGTGCATAGGGAGCAATGCCGCCGAGGAAGGACGCAACCGGGTGCTGTTCCTGATCTAGCTTCTGCTGGCGGTCGTCTTGGCCGATGGCCTCGCGCCAGGATTCGGGAAGCTTGGAAAGTGCCCAATCCTGCGCAGCCGAAATAGCGGACGCGCCGCCAATGCCACCGACTGCGCCACCAACGATACCGCCAACAACAGCGCCGGCGGCCGTACCGAGGACCGGGACCGCGCTACCGATCGCAGCACCGGCGCCGCCGCCAACTTCCGCACCGGCGCCAACGGCGGGAAGGCTGCCAAGAGCCGGGGCAATCCCGCGTTCAGCCGCACGGGCAAACGAGCCCATAATGCTCGAGGCTTCGTGCGTGTCAGGCCCGATGGCATCAAACGGATTGCTCGACGCCGTGCTGCTGGGATCTGGCTGGCCGCCGCTCTCATTCCCCCCGATCTGATCGAACGGGTTTACGGACGTGCCATCATCAAGGCTATCTGCCATTAGCGAACGTGACCTATGCTGTTATGTAGAATTGCACCATTTTGACGATCCTCCTTCGATAGGACCTTGACGGGTGGCGGCTTCTCGCCCGCGTCGGTGTGCAACTGCTTTATGATTTCAGACCCTTCGTATCCGGCCTTGCCGAACTTCGAATTGTTGAACATCTGGATATTCTCGGGCGTCGGATTTGTGAGGAGCAGATTGACGGCAGCCGCCCATGCTGGTCGCGGGAATGGTGTTCCGTCCTGCGCCGCCGGCGGCGTCCCGATGATCTGTGTCCAAGCCTGCGGGTTGACATTGGCAGGCGCCGCGGGGATCGGAGCGTTCGGTTGCTCGTTGGCGCCGCCGGATGACTGATCGGTCGCGGCGATTTTATCCTGCGCCATCTGCGTCGGACTGCGCATGCCATCGATCATTTTATCGATGTTGTCTTTCGTCAGAAATTGCCACGGGTCTTTCCCTTGCTTTGTCCAGGCATCATAGGAAGCCATGAACTTCGGGACGAACTGGCTATTAAAGATCGCCTCGCCCTTTGGGTCGCGGATCTTGATCGGGCCCGTATCGTCTTCGAATGAAAGGCGGCTCTTTGCGTAGTTGATGAATGACGCGCGAGAGGTATTGACCGCCTGATCGTCAACGCTCTTCTGCCCCATCTGGAGCGTACGCGTCAGCTCGCTAACGCCAGATAGCGTAAGATCGCCGCCTGGACCGGCGCGCTGCATGAGCTGCACCGGATCGCTGATGCGGTTCGGGTCACCGACCGGCGCGGTTACCTGCTTGAATGCACTCCAGAACCCGGGGCCATAACTCTGCGTGGCTTCCTGCACGTCACTGCCGCTGCCTTTGAGCGCCATCTGATGGAGAGCATCACGCGTGCGCCAATCAAGAGTCGGATCTTGCGCGATGTTCTGGACAATGCCGTTGTAATTTCCGGCCTGCATCTGCTGGACATACTGATCTGCGGCGTGATCGTTCTGGGCTTTCTTCGCGCGTTCGTCAGCCTCCTGAGCGATCTGCTGGGCGGCCAAGGTCTGATTGATATAGGTCAGAGCGTGGGCGCGCGCCTCCGGCGACAGGTCCTTGTTATCCATGACCGTCTGGTACGCATCAGCTTTCAGCGACAACGGCTGAATAGGCTGCTGGGCTGCCGACGATGTTGCGGCCGGGAGTTGCGGCGCCTGATCGGCGGCCGTGCCAGTCGGCGCCCCAGGCAGCGGAGTGACGCCGGACAACGCCAAGAGCTGAACGGTGGAGACATCGGGGGCCGCCGTCGGCGTCACGCCCATGTTGGGAAGCGCGGTACCTTGCGGCGAAGCGCCTGGTACGACGTGGGTGGCGCCCTTGACCCCATTGTATTTGTCCGCCCACATCTGCGTGAACTGAGCCGCGGTCATATCCTCACGGCCACCGTTCTGAATGATGGCATTGGTGCCGACGAGGCTAGCAGCGTTGGCGTTCGGATTGTTGAGGAGTTTCGTCGCGCCGCCCGCGCCCTGCTGGTGAGCAAGGTACAAGTCCGCTCCAGTAGGATCGCGGCCAAGACCAAGGCGAAGCTGTTTGCCATTCTCTACGGCGAGCCGAGCGGCCCCATCAGCGGAAGATTGCAAGTCATTTGGGTTGACGCCCATGTGCGCGGCGGTGGACGGGACGAATTGGAAGTAGCCACGCGCGCCGGCGCTATTCGCGCCGAGATTTCGCCCGCCGCTCTCGATCTGCATCGTCTTTCCCAGGAAGCCAGCCGGCAGGCCATATTGCCCCTCGATGCCCGAAAAGAGTTTGCTTGCGGGCGTTGCGCCGCCGGTAGTCGTCGCGGCCTGGTGCGCGCCCTCGATCGCCTTCGCGCCGGCCTGCTGGCCAATCTGCTGATCAGCTCGAGCACGCAAGGAGTTGGCGACGTTGTCATACAGAATTCCGGCGGTTTCCTTGTTCTGATCAAGGATACCAAGTGCTTTAGCCGGGTCTTTCACGCCGATCGAATTGACCTGGGCAACGAGTGCATCGCGCTTGCCGCCCTCTACCGCGGCATTCCAGACGGGATCGCCTTTCGTCGCGCCCTGCAATTCTGCATTCTTCACGCGGGCGTTGATGAGATCAGACGTTCCATTTGCGACAAGAGTCGGGTTGTCGGCATTGGCCGCGATATGCCCGATCGCAAGCGTCTCAGTATCCTTATTGACCTGACCGTACCAAGCGTTCGCCTGCTGGTCCGAATGCTCCCCGATCTGACCGATCGCCATGGCGCGATACCGGCGCGAGAAGTTATCGAACTGGAGCTGTTGCTCTGGCGTGGTCAGCGTCTTGCGGGTGTTGGCAAGAGCCTCGTCGAGTGCGCTCGATACGGCCGGTCGCTGATCCAGCGCCGCGCGGCCTTTCGTCCCTAGAAAGCCGGTATCGGGCACCATCTGCCCATCTTGGCCCGGGACCATCTTATTAGGATCGCCGTGGAGGAGCTTATTGACCGTATCCTGATAATTGTTCGCCGCATTGTCAGCAGCAGCCTGCCCATAGAAAATGGAAGCCTTGAGCGCGCCCTGGCCGAACTGCTGCAGCCCCTGCGCGATGTCGCCACCGAACTGGCCCGCATTGGTCTGGATGTGCTGATAGTCATCCGGGGCCTGAACCTGCGGCGCGACCTCGGGAATACCACCCTGATATGGAACTTCAGCCATGGATTATGAACTCGCCTGCGCGCCAGTCCACTTGGAACTGATGCTTGAAGCATTGCTGAGAAATGAGCCGGTCGCGCCAATTGCCGCGGCGATCGGAGCCTCGGCGGCCTGCGTCTTGTCGAGCTCGGCCTGCGCCTGGTAATTGGTGGATTGCGTCCGATAGCCATAGGCCGATAGTTCGGCGTTGTGCATAACGGTGTTGGTGTCGAGCTTGCTCTCTTCGCGCTGCGACTGCTGGACATCCACCGCGGAACCACTGTTCACGTCGATACCGTTGGCCGCCTGCGCCGCGATGATGCCGCCGGCGACTTGCGCACCCTTTTCGCTTTCGGCCTGCGCCTGGGCTTCTCCAGCCTCGGTCGCTTGTGTGGCGTTCTGCTCGGCAATCTTTGCGTTGTTCTTTGCGACTTCGGCCTGATAGTTGGCCTGGTTCGCTGAAGCTATGCCGCCGAAAACCGATCCGACGGCCGACGTCGCGGCGCCGACAATTCCTAGTGTGGCCAAGCACATTTAAGCGGCTTCCTCATGATGATAGCCCATGGCAATTGCGAATCCATTCCCGACGGGCACTCTGATGTCTTGACGATTTTCCATGTGCCGCATCAGGACTTGGCGATCTTTCTTCGAGTTCGCCGGGGCGCCCGGGCCATCGTCCGCGACGTGAAAGCCAAGGAAAATTGCAAGCCTCTTTGCGGCCTCGTCGCCTTCAATGATCGTGGTCGCCAGCTCTCGCTTTACGACCATGATTTCGGCAAGCTGCTTTCGCGCTTCCTTGACGATGGCAACCGGGTAGCGGAGCGCTTCATTGGAAAGCGCCAGCCAGACAAAGCCAGTCGGCGAAGCCACGGTACCGATGATCCCGCCGAGACCGGCCAGACGACCTTCGATCATCCACGCCTTGCGGAAACAGGACGCATCGAAGCATCCTCGCATCTGCCGGTGAGTGCCGAGTTGAACCCGCGCGATGGCCTGCTGATGCTCTGTTCTCAGGATGCGGACCATCTGGCCACAATGATATGGCTTCGCTTCCTCGATCGAGAATACCGGCATCAGCGGCCTCCCTGTCTTTGGCGTGGCGCTGCTTGCGTCTCCGGCGTATCTCCACCCAATACTTCAGGAATGAACGCTAAGACATTCATAGGTAACGGAAAATCCTGTTGGATAGCAACCTGTCCTGGTGTCTGGAAACCGCCACTGACCGGGATGCGAATATCTCCGGTAAAGAGAGGTTTTGTGGTACTGTTGTAAGGCCTCTTCGGCGCGCTTGGCGGCGGAATGACATCAGCCATCTGTGACCATGTTGTCGCGATCCGCGCCGGGCTTTGTGTCGAGCCATCCGGTTGATTGGAGCCGATCACCATTCCCTGTGACGCTTCAACCCTCGCGGTTACATCGCCGATCTTCTTTCGCTGGCCCTGGACCGTCGGCTGCCCGACGTCAAGATAGAGGCTTTGCAACTGTGCCTGATATCCAAGCCCTACCGTCGCCGACGTGGCGGCCTCGGGAAGCGTCACGATGCCATTCGCCGGAACGACTGTCGGCGGGATGACATTGCCATCTGCGATCCCCGTCACGGTAGCGCCGGCGAGATGCGTCAACCCGCCGAGGGTAGTGGTGGGTGCGGTCAGCGTCCAATTGCCCGCGGTCTGCGGTTGAATCTGCCCATTGCTATTTGGAAGCAAAACCGTGATCGGCGTCGAAATATCGGCGACGACCTGCGTGGCACTCACAAAGGTTTTGATCGTCGCAATGCCGCCGCCTATGCGAATAACGTTGCCGACATTGCCCGAAGAGAAGATTCCGGCGCTTGCCGTGAACGTCGCGCTATTGTCGAGCAGCAATGTTGCCGAAGCGCCGGAGCCGCTATTCGCCGGGTCGGAGATGACCAAGGCGGGGTAGACGTACCCAGATCCTGCACTGGCAACTGCCGCCCCCACGATCACACCGTTGGTGATCGTGAGATTGACCACAGCGCCAGAGCCTGGGCCGTTGCCATCATCATCGACGACCGTCGCGACAGTGGCGGGGGAATAACCCTCGCCGCCGATGAGACCAGTCACGCCAGAGATGGCACCGAGTCCCGTTGCTGACGAGCTCGTCAAAGTGGCGTTCGGCGTTGGCTGCGTCAGTGACAGGCCGCAATCCACGCACCATGTATCCTCGATCGCGTTCCAGATGCGATCATTCATCCGCTCGATCATGTATGCGGTCTTGCCGGCGATAAATCTCTGGACCCCGACATAGAGCGCGTCGACAGGGGGCTCCGTAACCGAGCACACGGTCTTATAGAGGCCGTAGGTATCATGGCGCGACCAGCCGGCGACTTCCTGCGGCTTGTTATAGGTCAGGCTGAGAAGAACGCCGTCATTCCGAACAGACCACAGGATCTTATAGGGCTCTTCGCACCAAGCATGCTCTCGGATCGTGAAGCCCGTGAATAGCTGTGACGAGTTCTGCGTAAGGTCTTCACCGGTATAGATATTCGTGAAGAAGTTATAGGAAAGGTCGCGGTAGATCGAACCCTTTGCCTGCACATAGATCACGTCATAGTCGATCTTGATCGGCGGGACGGTCGCAGAGCAACCGTTATATGCCTGTGGCTGCGCCTGCTGGTTCGATGGCGTGATGGGCTGCGGATTGAGCGAACTGCCGCCAGCGCCCGTCAACTGCCAGGCAGAAAGGCCGGTCAGGACGACGAGGCCGCCCGGCATACTTATCATGAACTGAATGCCGTTCACTTCCACGGACCAAGGCGTTCCGATGATGGCATCATTCGGGATCGTCGGGATACGGGAGTCGAAATTGCGGAACGATCCCGGTTGAGACATGAAATAAGTGTCGGGCTGGTTCAGCGTATAAGCGTAGACGCGCCTCTCCTGAAAATAGGCGACGACTGCGGGAAACGTCCCGGTCTCGGGGCCGACGATCAGGGTGGCCGTAGCGCCCGATCCCGTGGTGTTGGGAACGATCGTCACCGTGTCGGTCGGAAGGTAGCCTTCACCAGCCTGAACGACGATAAAGCCCGTGACCACGCCGCCTTGAGTGATCGTCTCGATAATGGCGCCGGAACCGGTAGTCGTATTGATGACGGCGCCGGCCGCATCATAACCAGATCCCCCACTGGTGAGATTCAAGCCAATGATCTGCCCGCGGGCGAACGGATTCTTGTGGGTCGGCGGAACTTGCGTGAAGTCCGGCAGGATATTGCTGTCGGTAAAAGAAAGGCCGAAGGAGCGGCCGGCAAAACCAAACAGCGAACCAAGGGGCGGGAAATCCCCAAAGCGCGGCGAGGCTTTGTAGACGTTGTATTCCGTGACGCTCGGCACATAGCTATAAGTGATCGTCACGCTCCCGGCAGATGTGGCGATATCTCCTACAGGGCCAAGTGTTCCAATGTTCGAAGCGATACTTTCCGAACCGTCTTCGGGGCTAATGGCTGTGACGACATATTCGTAGAAGGTATTGGTTCCGTCGCCGCCGACGATCGTTATCGTGGGCGTGCCTGAAGGTGGGGAGATATTCGGGCTGGTATCGAGAGCGGTCAGCGTCCAATTATCATCCGCCAGGCGTGTCAGCTCTTGCGGCGGGTATTCAACGAGTGTCTGCTGATTGACACAGCATAGCGACATGACGTCGGCCGACTGCGTGAACTTCAGATATTCAAGGTCGGCTTCCGAGTAGATCGTCGCCAAAGTGAAGATGCGCGCTGCTGCGCCACCGCCGGTGAAAGCCGGGGCTGCAGTCGTGTCGATGGGATTGCCGTATGCATCGCTCAGAGCAAACGTCGTAGCATTCAGTTCGGTCAGAACAACGATATCGCCGTTGAGCTGCGTCATCCCACCGATGCCTGACAAGGAGACCCAATCGCCCGTGGCATATCCCACAGACGCAACCGTCAGGACTGCGGGGCTCGCCTGCGTTATTCCCACGATGGCTTTGGACGGCTCGACAACATAGGCGCCATTCGATATGACGCGCATGTAGAAGTTGCCGAATTCCAGAGCCAAGCCCTGGTTGATATTGAACTGGAAAGGGATCAGGCGGGGAGGAAATGCGCGGCCTGTCTGCTTGGAGAAGCCGACGAACGCTGTACCGGCGCGCGAATAGGAGCCGCCGCGGTAGCCGACAAACATGTTCCGCATCGTTGACGCGCCGGAATGCGTTCGCGCAAGGTCGACATGTCCGAACAGGCTCGGGGAGACCTCACCAGTGGTGAAGCTCGACTGAATGACTGAGGTTGCCATGTTTAGAAGGTGGCTCCATCAGCCAGCATCAGACCGTCCCAGCCACCGCTAAAGCCGCCACCTCCCCATCCGGCATTGTCGGGGCCATGCCAGCCGGCGCCGCCGCCTACGTTGCGCGTGCGCATCCAATCGACAGCGATATCGGAGGACGAGGTAGATTCGTTGCCGTCGGTGAGACGCGCCTCGGTGATCTTCTGTTTAACGATGGCGATCTGTTGGGCGCGAACCGTCAAACCGAACTTCTTGTCTTTCGCCAACGGAAACGCGATCTCGCTCGCTAGATAGGCGACGAAAGCCGATCGGAAGAGCGGGTCCCAGACGCTCGGGTAGAGCATGAGAGCGGTATAGACGAGCTGCGCGTTCTGGACGTTCGTGAGAATGACGGTGCGGCCGTCAGGGCTGACGCCCTGCGTTTCCCAAAAGATCTGACCGGACTGCGGTGGATAATTGTAATCCGTCGCAATCTGGAAGCGTGCCGGACGGATGCGCTGGCCTGTGAGCGGGAATGTGCCGAGACCGGTCATCAGCGGAGTGCCAGGGATCTGTATATTTTCGGGAGGGGGAGCGGATATCTGCGAGGCCGGATTCCACGGGATGAAGCGGGCCTTCATGCAGTCGATCGGGTACTCGTATTCATAGACCCACGGAACAGGAACCTTCGTCCCGACGTCGGGAGTGTTGCCCGTGGCATCTGCGAGAAGAACGAGATCCGTCGTCTTGCGAGCGAAGGACCAATTGGCCGCGCGCAGAAGCTGGCGCAAGCACTGGCCATAGGCGCGAAGCGTGACTTGAGCCGGACGTGTGCCCTCTTCGAGGTCGCCGAGGGTAAAGTCTATCCCTGCCGCGTCCAGTGCCTGGTTCGCGACATCTTGCGGCAGATAGGCCATTGGGTGCTTATCCCTGTTCTTGCTCGGCGATGATCATGGAGGCGCTTTCGTCCGACGCCTCCAGCTTGGCGGCATCGAGACCGGTCAGGACGGGTGCGAGCCTGCGTCCCAGAGCGCTCGCGAGAACTTCCACAAAGTCAGCTTCCCAATCAGCGGGATCGGTGACTTGGCCCGTATAGGTGAGGATGGCGTTCGGGATATTGCAGAGGATGACTTTGGCGGCCGGCGTCAGGGATTGGTCGTTCTCGACCGAATAGACGTGCGGCTGGGGATCGAATGTCATCGTGAACATGGGCACGGGCTTCACGGCCCGAACCTTGAGGCAATCCGAGGGATAGGCATATTCAAACACCCACGGCGGCGGCGGAAAATCCGAGCTCCATGTCACCGGCGGGAAATATCCGCCCTCCGGCGCCTGTTTCAGGAGGGTCAGGCTGACGTTGCGCTCTGCGAACCCCCAATCATTCTGGCGAAGGACTTCATCGCGGGTCTGCGAATAGATGTCGAGTGCCTTCTTGGAAGCTGCGGAACCGTCGTACAGGTTCCCGATTCGGAGCTTGTATCCGATGCGGACGAGCGCCAGATTGACGACGTCGGCCGGCGACTTGACGGAGGTAACCATTAGCTATCTCTCCCCTCGCCGGCGGACTCGAATGCGCCGCCACTCTCGAGCAAGCCCTGCGATGTCTCGGGCCGCCCGGCGAGCGCCATGGCCATTTCGCTCGCAAGGAGACGAACGACGGCTTCGCGGAACAACGCATCCCAAGAGTTTTCGCTTGGATTGTTGTTGTAGACGGCGGAGGCGGAGGCGAGATCGGTATGAATTACACGCTTCTGCGCACCAGAAACGACAGCATTCGCGACCACCCAAGTGATCGGGAGCGGGTTGTTCGGGTCATCCAAAGAAGGCGGCAGCAGTTGCCAGATCTGCACGCCGTTCGCGGGGTAGACATACTCGAAGGCCCACGGAAAGGGTGCCGGGTTGCCGCTCAGCGCAAGCGCGACGGTATTCCGCGCGAAGTCCCATCCGAATTGACGGCCGACGGTCTGGACGCATGGCGCATAGAGTGCGGCCGCAGCTTTGCCGGACGGGGAGTTGTCGAAGTTCGGCGCCGTCCCAGTGACTGGGGTCTGATTGTTGCCGATCAGTTGGATGGCCTGATTGACGATATCCGTCGAGGAGGTCATGTGGCTCTCCCGATTTAGTACAATTCAATCCAGGCTAGACCATGGGCCGCCGAGAATATCCAAGACCGACCTTGGCTATTTGAGCAGGTGGACGATGTGGGGCCTGTGATTGTGTCGCCACCCGTCACAGCGATCGTAAGGGCGGTGACAGTCTGGGTGCAGGCCAACCGAAAAATCTGCCCGTCTGTTTGACCAGCCGGAAGAGTTACCGTCCCGCCGGCTAGAGTCCCGGATGGCGATAAGATCAGTGAACCTATCCCAACCCCAACCGATATGGAAAAGCCGTTCGTTGGCGATTGAAAGCTATAGGTCGTGTCAGCTTCCACCCCTTTATACTGGATGGGTGCACCAGTCGCCCCAAGGGACACACCGGTATCGCCCCATTGGAGCAGCGGGTTGCCGGCAAAGTCCTGTAGTTGCCCAAATGCAGCGCTCGAGGCAGGTCGCGCAAACAAAATATTTGCCGGGCTCACACCTATTGTCGGATGGAATGAGCCGCTGCCATCCGCCCATTGCAATGTCGTATTGTTTGGGAGAATGAAGCCGTTGGACGAGAAATTCAGGCCGCGGTCGTTGTATGCTGTGGCAGCAGCACGCGCAGAAGTACCGATAGTATTTACTTGTGCAGCTCCGGAAAATGAATTGCCAGTTAGGATCAAATTCGAGAGGTGGGTGGAGCCATCGGCGTCGATTGCAGTTGCCGCATTGTTATCAAAAAGCGAGTTTTGAATGTTGATATTGGCGATGACATCGCTATTTGCGATCGCATTCTGCGAAATGAAGACCGCCGAACCGGCTTGAGCGCCACCGTTTCCTACGAACTTATCGCCGTTGATACTGATCTCGCTCGGCGGAAATCCAACGGATGGAAAATTGCCACCCACGACGTAATCGATGAACACGCCAATCCCCGGTATCGAGGGAGAAAGGCCAGGATTATTGGACCAATTATTTTGCGAAAAAGTATAATGCGTGCCTGTCGCTATAAGCGCGCCGGTTCCGAAATTGGAAACCGACATATTGTGCACGCTGATATTGTCGCTGGCATTATAGGTTATGCCGGTATGATTATTCGCAATGTTCGGTGTGTCTGTGACAAACGACACGCATTTGTTACCGACTTGGCCAGAACCGCTTACGCCGTTTGTGTCAGCACCGTTCGCTGTCCAATCGCTCAAAGTGAAATTTCGCAGATAAGCAAAGTCAGAACACTGCCCAACCGCGTCCATCACAACGTGATCAATCTTGCCATTGACCAGCCAATCACCGGCAAATCCGGCACCTTGGCCGCCGAAATTTCCGGTGAAATGGAGATCATGAACATGAAAATTCACATCGCTGGAAAATCCTATGGCGACGTTTTCGTCACCGGGATTTAGCGCCGAACGCGTTCCTTGGATTGTAAGGCCGCTAACCTCAAAATTCCTGTCCTGGTCGAAATGAAATGCGGTGCTGAGCGCAATCGCCGGATCAATGACGATGGTCGCGCCGGGGCCCGTCATTTTGAAGTTGGATAAATTTTGCACCAGCACGGCGGGCGCGTTGAACGCACAGCACGGCGCGGTAACAGTCGACGCGAAACGATACGTACCCTGAGGCACGATAATTAAGCGATTGCTCGCCATGGCGGCGCGAAAAGCCGGCGCGCTGTCGGCAACGCCCGTCGGGTCAGCTCCAAATTGGGTGACCTTGAATTCCTCGAGTAGCTCGGCGTTCACCGTACGAGGAACGGCCGACGGGCCAGTTTGTGAAAACGTTATCGAGGATGACGGGAAGATCGGGGCGCCGCAATCCTTCAGAAGCGTGCCAGCCGTATTGTTCCAGCAAGCCAGGTCGTTGACTGTGCTGGTGTTCGGCCCGACGATCCCACCGATAACAAAGGGGAAGGTATAAAGGGTGCCGTTGATGTTCATATTCAACGGCTGCACTGCTGCCGACCCAGCCGCACCATAGGCGATCAGACCGCCGCCACCTTGAGCGTTGGGGCTGAAGCAGAGGAAATGATAGCCAGTGGCGTTCGTTGTCGGCGCGTCATAGTCGCAGAGGTTCGTGCCGAATGGGCCCGTGCCAGTGCCGGAAAATGGGGGCGTGCCGGTCCCGCGCGCGGCAAGCCCGAGTTCGCTCAGCCCTACGCCAGCTGGACCGCCGCCGGCCGGCCCACTATCCTGGACAATCGGCTGCGAAGAGCCTGCCCCGACATACATCGGAGCATGACCGGGTGTCCAAGGTCCACCCTGAAGGATTGCCTGCTGAGCAAGGGCGAAGCACGGGAACGCCACCATCGCGAGGATGGCAGCCGCAAGACGCAGCAATTTCATGATTGTGACCTTAAAGGAGGGAAAGAGCCTCAGGCTTCTTCGTTCTCTTCGTCTTCGCTTTCGATCGACATCGATTCGATCTGGATCTCCACACGGCAGGATGAACCATATTCGCCATCCGAAGCGCTGACGCTGGTGATCCGTCCGAGAAAGTGACCGTGAATGATACCGCCGACAAAAGCGTCGGAGGGATCGAGATTGAGCTTGTCGAGCTCGTCACTGCAAAGGCAGATGCGCAGACCATAGGGATAGTCCGGCTTGTCCTTCATCGGGATCGGCATGACGGCGTCCATCTTCTGCTCGTCATCCATCTCCATTGAAACCATGGGCATGACCATGATCAACCCTCCCCGGCGGGAACCTGGGGAGCAGCAGCGGCCGCAGCGCCGGCGCCGGGAGCCGCAGGAGCGTTTCCGCCTGGCTGGCCTTCCTCGGCCATCATCTCGGCTTCCTGCTTGTCGGCAAGCTCCTTGTGGGCTTTCTCATGCCGAGCGGCCATCTTGCGATGTTCCTCGCGGTGATTGCCGTGCAGATCGCGACGCTCGCCCTCGTGAGCCTTGTGCAGGTTCTCACGCTCCTGGCGATGGCGCGAATGGACAGCTTCGCGGCCGCCCTTCTTCTCGGACTTGTCGGACTTGCCGGCCGAATCCTTGTGCTCTTCGGAACCGCCGCGATCGCCAGAGGTGTCTTTCTTCTCGGCGTCCGGACGTTCCTTCGGCTCTTCATCCCGCTTGCCGCGGTCATACAACGGGCTCTTCGCCATCGGTTCAGTCCTTTTTGCTTCTCGGGTGATCATAAAGCGGGGATTTGCGCTTCTTCGACATGCCCATGAGGGTCTGGGCCAGACGGGCTTCCTTGCCCAATGTGCCCTTATCGCCGGCATGTTCCGAAGCAAACTCGCGCGTGGTCTTGCCGGCGCGCTCAGCCTTTTCCTTGAAGACGCCCTTACGGGATTCAGGAACGGCCTTTTGAACCCATTTCTTTTTCTTCTCAGCCATGGACGTTGTCCTTGAGGCCATGTCGGCCATAGAGAGGGTGGACATCAGGAAGAGCGCTTTTTGTCGTAGAGGACGCTGCCGCGCGATTTCTTCTTGGCCGCGTCAGCCTTCGCGAAATCCTGGCCGACGCTCTGAGGAACGCCGGCTTGCTTTGCGAATTTCGGATTGTGGGCAACAGCTTCCATAAAGCGGTGCTGTTTGGGGCTGACGCTCGGCATTACTGCGTCCGAATCCAGCCGGCGAGCGGGGCGTTGTAGTACCAGCAAACGCGGGTATTCGCGACCAATGCGGTGACGGCACCGAGGCCGATCGACGTCAGCATCGTCTGGCCTGTATTGGCGCTGACGGTGATAGCCGTCTGGGTCTGGGTATCTTCGACACAGAAACGTTGGCCATCGCTCGGGGTTGCAGACATTGTGAGCGTGCCGGTCGCCAGCGTGCCCGCCGGGTTCAGGTACAGCAGCGACGTGAAATTCGGAACGGTGATCGCGAAACCGGTGAGCGGGATCTGATACGAATACTGGTCAACACCAGCGATCGAACCGACTGTCGCATAGGTGGATTGCGCCGACGGTGCGCCGCCCTTGATGACCTGCACGAGATCCGACTGGCCGAGAGAGGCCAGCAGCGGAACTGAGATCGTTTGAGCAACCGCCGCCGTGGCGATGCAAAGGGCCGCAATGGCGCCGAGAATGTACTTGAGTTTCATTGTCGTGATCTCCGATCAACCGATGATGACGTATTGGTAGGTCTGGGTATCGCCGGCATTCTGGGCGACGATGTTGAATCCAGTGCCGGGCGACTTCAGAATGACGTAAGGCGTCGGGAACTGAAAATTGCCGCCTAATGCCAAGGTGATGAAAATCATGGAATTTGGCCCGACCGCCGGCTCGGGAACCGACACCACGAACGAACCATTTGCGGCAAACGTGCCGCTGGCGATGGGAAGATAGGCATCGGGGGCAGATCCGTTGTCCATCGGGAGCTTGCCCTGCGTCGGGAAGCCAGGGAGCTTGGTTTGACCGGGCTGAAACGGCATGGGCTTAGCCGATGATCACATAGTTATAGATGCTGGTGTCGAGCGCAGTGCCCGCGACGGTGAAGCCGGTGCCGGGCGTGATTGTCTGGATAGCCGGGATGGCGCCAACCGTGCCGCCCACGGTTTTGAGCGCGAAGGCGATGACAGATCCTGCCGTGACGTTGGCATTGGCCACCACGACGGGCGTGGCGCCGTTCAACGTGACCGTGCCGCCAGCGACCGGCAGCGCCGCGACCTCAGCGCCGCCATTATCAATCGGGATCAGACCCTTGGCCGGGGTGCCCTGGAGAACATTCTGTCCAGTTTGGAAAGTGGTCATCTCGTATCCTTTCGAGATAGGGTTAGGTGTTGGCGATGACGGCCACTTTCTGGCCAGGAACTACCGCGAAGAGCATGGGGAAATTCGCCGGTATTCTCATGTTGACGACGGCTGCAACGGGATTTGCCGCGAAAAGCACCGAACACGCGACGTCAGCGGAAAGCAGAACGAGGCGCGTGTTGGCGCTGAAGGCGTTCGACTGAACCGAACCAGCACCGATTGCTATTGCCTGATCCGCGATCGAGGGCTCGCCCGGTATGGCGGCAATAGTCGTTCCGATTGTCGCCAGTCCTGGAAACTCGCTGATGTAGAGTGTGGCCATGGTGGGAGATCCTTATGCGGTCTGACGGGCAGGCCGGGCGACTGTGCCGAGGATGTTGGTCTCGACGAACTGGCCCGGTGCATCGCGGTGCTTGACGCGAAGGCCGCCATCAATCTGGCCATTGCCAACGCTTTGCGGTTCGGCCGGACCATTCGAGCGACGGGCCGGCGGCCGGCCATGAACGACGACGCCGCCGGTGGTGACGTAAAGCGGGCTATCTTCGATGACCTTTTCAGAGGTGCCGATCGACGCCATGAAAGCGGAATAGATACCGTCGGCCACTTCGTTGACCGGCTTCATCGCTTCGTTCGGAACGCCGGGGTAATCGATGACGGTCGGGCGTGCGACATGATCGGCCGTGGTGAACATCGGCTCGATCAACTGCTCATCGATGTAGATCTTGTTGCGAAGCTGGTAGGTCGGGACAATCCCATTCCGGCGCGCTTCGGCGATACGCTGGAACATCAGTTCGCGAGCATCCTCACGGGCCTTGATGACCTGCGGAGCAACCGGCTTGCGGCCGGTGCCCTGGTGCGAGATGTCGGCGATCGACATTGCGAGCGCCTGCATCCAGTTGGTATCCGCTGGCCCCGAGTGGGAGGAGGAGGACTCGGGGCCAGCTTCTTCCCGCATACGTGCGAACTCGGCCAGAAGCCCGTCACGCATATTGGCGAGTGCTTCTGCCGTAGCTTCGGCAAGCGCCTTGCGGAACTCCGGTGTATCGGTGACCGATGCAGTCGGCGCGTCAGATTGCTGTTGCGCGCCCTCATCTTTGAGAGGGACGAACGTGGTATGTCTTTCAGTGCTGGGCTGCATGTGTTTGTTTCTCCGATACTGGCCGCGGGACATTGGTTGCTGGTCCTATCAGGCGACGGTGTAGTTACGAGCCGCGTATTTATTGGCGAGATCGTCGCGAACTGGCGTCGGGATGGCGAAGGCGATCGTGCCGGCCGTGAAGTTCGTGCCGGCGGCCGGCGAGAACAGCAGACGCAGGAAGCGCGCGCGCAGGTTGGCCGGGAATGCCGGAACCCACGGGAAGCGCGCGATGATCTGATTGGCCGTCAGGTTGGCGACTGCCATCGGACCGGTTTCTTCCAGCGTAGTCCACGTACCCGGCTGGTAGCCGCCGGCTGCGCCCTGATCGGGAGCGGCCTGGAAGGCTACGTTGAGGGTTGCGGCGTTGCCGGTGGTGAACGCGGTACCAACTGCCACTTCGAGTTCCGGACGGAAACCGCCGATACCCATGTCGGTGCCAAAGTTGGTCACGTTGCCGATGATGCTCTGCGGAGCCTGGCCGACGCCAAGACCGAGCATATCGATGACGTTGGTCGACGGGATGGCTACACCCGCGCCGCCTACGATGGAGAGAGGTGCCCCAAGCGGGACAAATGCAAGCATTGCGTCGAGACGCATGACGAAATCCTTTCTAGAGTTGGGTCTCGCCTTACGAGACGGTTGCCTCGGTGTTCAGGAGCTGATCCACGACCTTGATCGGGATGCCGCGGTAGCTATCCACGGGCATGCCGGCGTAGTCGTCGATGCGCAGCAGAACGTTGCGATCACGCATGGCCTGCACGTCCATCCAGTGACGGACGGTGCGGTTGCAGTAGAATACCGGGCGGATACCCGGCGACGGATCGTTGACGGCGTCGGTCTTGGTGATGCCGGACGTTCCCTTGCCGAGGGTCGGCGGGAAGAGCATCATCTGCGCCATGCCTGCGAACAGGTCATAGGCGTTCGGACCGGCCAGACCGGCCGTGGTGACGTCGATGTTGGCGAGACGGACGCCATAGCGCCAATCCTGCGGGCAAAGACCCATCTGGTGACGGAACCACGAGGTGTAAGCCTCGAAGCGGTTGCCGAGGGCGTCGAAACCGGGAACGGTGTCGCCCTTGTCTTCCATGGTCAGACCGGCCTTGGAACCGCGCGGGTAAAGACCGAAGATGGTCCGCTCGCCCCAGCAGAGCAGCCACAGCGAAGCGTTGGAGTTACCCGAACCGCCGGCACTGATGACGTTCTGCGCATTCTGGGCGTTGCTCGTGTTCAGCGTATTGTAGAACGGCGAGAAGCCCATGAACTCGGCCGGGGTGATGGTGGTGTTGCCGTAGAAGAGCGTCTGAACCATCGTCTGGCTCATGCCTTCCAGGAAGGCGACGTCCTCGTTTTCACGGAACTGGTCGATGTCGCCGGAGTCTTCCGCAAGCATGCGGTCGATCTGCGAGTAATCTTCCAGCGAGCCGAGCGAAACGCGGGCCTTCGCGGTGGTCGACTTCGCGTAGGGAACGCCCATATTGTACTGGCGCCAAGCGCCGGCAGGAATGGACGTGCGGAACACGAATTCATGGCCGCCGATTTCGTTTGCTTCGATCATCGGCAGATCGTCCCAGACGTCATTGGACTGGGAAAGCTGTTCAGAAATATAGACCTGCTTCTGCGCACCATTGATGCGAGTAGTCAGGTCAGCGAGGGTGGGCCAGGCGCCTGTTGCCAAGGTAGTTCTCCATTTTCAATGGGGTTTAGAAGTGGGTCACCTACTGCCGCCCGAACGCGGGTGATCGTAGATGGCATCGCGGAACCGTCCCTTTGGTGCCTGGCCGTTGCTGGGGGATGGTTTCGGATTCGGTGGCGGCATGCCCGGCTCATCGAAATGACGGGCAGCGCTGTGAAGCATCCGCAGAAAGGCCGGGTGATCCCCTGCCCCTGTGATGCGAAGGAATTCGTCAAAGGCTGGCATATCCTTCTCGGACACGAACATATCGCGCATGCGGGCGATTGCGCCCATGGCGGTCTGATGACCGGCGCCGCCGAGCTGTTCGTCTGCCATGACCTGCTTGCGCCAATCGGCGCGGGTGTCGTTCCAGACCTTCATCTGGTTCTGGGCGACCTGTTCTGCATAGCTCTGCATCGCCGTGGCGTGCATATCGAGCAGCTTTTGGCCGGCTTCCGGTGGAACGCGATGCTCCGCGAGAACGCCCGTATAGGCGCCCATCTTGTCGGAGTCGTCTTTCAGCGCCTCGGGGAGCTTGAATTCATAGGTGATCGGCGGAAGGTCGGCGGCCGGCGTTTCGGCCGGCTTGGCTTCACCCGGCTTTTCTTCCGGTTTGACCTCGGCCGGTTTCGCTTCCGCGCCCGGTTCCGCTGGCTTTTCCTCGGCCGGTTTTGCCTCTTCGGCCTTTACCTCTGGCTTATCCTTAAAGCCTTCGAGCAGGGTCGGAGTTTCATGCGGGTTCGGTTCGGCGGGGGCTGCCGGCGTCTCGACCGCAGGGGCTTCAACTACCGCCTCGGGAGCGGCAACAACGGGGGCTTCGACCGCTGCCGCAGTCGGCTGTTCTGCGCCTGGAATTGCTTCGTCGGCCATGACCTGTCCTATTTCTTTCTGGATGATGCTTGGCCGCCGAACGCGGGGTCATGCTCGTCCTGCATCAGAAACACTCCATCGCGATCGAGGATGGTCCACGATCTAAGCAGCGTCTGGCCGAACTGCTGTTCACCAAGCTTGTACCAAGTGGCTTCGGGCTGCGGGGTCCCGTTGGGACCGCACGCGAAGACTGTTTCGTTGATGTGCGCCGCGCGAAGGATCGACCACATTTCGCGGCGACCGATCGGATCGGCAAAGACGGCCTGCCAAAAAGCTTTCGCCTCGCGCTTGTGGCGGTTTTGCTTCTTCTTCGCCGTCTCTACGGTCTTGCGAGACGATGCGTTCGGCTGTTCCGGCAACGGCTCTTCGGTCCCGTCTTCGAAAGGCGGGATGTCGTCGTCGTCATCTTCCATGATGATCAGTTCGGCAGAAGAATGCCGCCGTCGGATGCACGCCAGCCGACAGGCCGCGTGTCACGATGCGGACCGGGCATGACATCGGGCAGAATCGCGCCGCGCCGGCCGGTTGCTCTGGTTCGAATGTCCTCTGCGTTCGCCTGCGCAACAATGAGTGCCTTGGCCAACAACAGGAAAAGCTTCGCCGGCTGCTTGGCGCGCAACCAGTTCCCTGCCCGCTTATGAGCCTCGGAGACCAGCAGACCGATTTGCAGCCAGCGGCTATCCTCGCGCCAGTGTGCGGCCTGCCGTGATGCGCCCTCGATCAGCTTCAACTCGTTGCGGAGGGTGCTGTATGTCGGGCCCTTCGCTGGCTTGACGGCCAGATCCTCGCAATGCTGGATGGCCTTCTTGAAGTTGTCCGTGAGGCAGTCAAAGATTTCGACTTCGGTGAGGTCGCTCATTGCTTCTTCCCCATTGCGTCGACGGTCATCCGCTGGAGCGGCGACATGATTTGCGAATTAGGACCAATGGCCATGTTCGCCTGTAAGCCATTAATGCTTACGGTAGCACCATTGAGGTTGAGACCGGGCGGAAGCCCGATGAACTGGAATGGCTCCTTGCAATCGGCGCATTCAACATTGATTTCCGCCATGAAGCGACCGGAATCCTCCAATCGCGCCACAGCGACCTGTGCGTTGAAATTGAAATGCTTGCAATTCATTGGAGTGCTCATGCCTGGCCTGCCGGAGTTCCGAGCAACGCGCTCAACGCACTGCCGTTCTGAAGTGGGGTTTCGGAAAGGGTCTTGGCGGCCGTGACGCCTGCCATCGCTGCGCCCGGCGCCTGTGCGGCTGCCTTTGCCTGCTCGCGGGCTTGATCGTGCTGCTCGACTTCCTTATCGGTGAACAGGCATTCGCTCGGGAAGTTGACGAGATCGCCATATTTCTCAAGCGCCTTATCGAGATTCACCTTGCGAAGCGGATCAGGAACGCCGGCGGCCTTGGAAGCGGCCGACAACTCACCAGCGGTGACGAAGAAATCCTTCATGGACACAGAGCCGGCGGCGCGCTGCGCGAGACGCATCAGCGAGACGAACTCGATCTTGAGCGGAATGCCCTTGAGGGACGGAGGCATCGGGTTGAGCATCTTGCGGCGCTCGAGGATGGCCATCACGCGCCGGATGGCAAGCGACAGCTCGTTCTCAACCAGATTGATGACTGGCCCCAGCTTCTGCAGGCGTTCCAGGTCGCGCTTGGTGAGCTCGAGCTCGTTGCGCGGCTGGACGCCCTGCATCTGCGTGATCGCCATGAAGACGTCGACGAAGAGGCACTTCTCGATACGGGCCGAGACTTTCTCAATATCAGCCGTGATGCCATTCAACCATGCCGGCTGCGGCTCGAACAACGGCCAGAAGCCCTTCTTGCCGCCGTCCGTGTTCATGTAGGTGATCATGCCGGGGATGATCGAGGACGGCTCATTCTTGAGCTCGGGATTGGCGCCCATCGGCGGACGCACACCCTTTTCGATGAACTCGGCCTTGCGACGTGTCTCCACCTGGATCTGCTTGGTATCGCCGAGCGCATCCATGCACGGCGAGCGGCCGTAGGGATCATTGCTGACCTTCGACCAGCGCATTGCCATGAACGGCTTTTCGTGAAACCCGCGCTTGCTCAGCGGCTTGTCTGTCTTCTGGCCCTTCAGCCAGTAGATTTCCCGATAGGTGAACTTACCGGGAACAACCTTGACTTCTTCGCCGGTGTCTTCGCGCTTCGAGATCGCAAAGTTGGGCTCGATCGAGTGAGCCACAACGAATTCATTGTCGAGCGATGCGCCGCCGGCCTGCCAAAGCTTGGTGACCTGTGGCGGGCAGTTGTCGGCGCCAAACATCTCGATCAACTGAACGACGGTGAGAACGAACTCACGATAGAGCGTGTCGACCTCGAAGCGCGCGCCAGTCGCGAGATAGTATTCGCCGGCGCACGGCAGATAGACGCGGATGACGTCTTCGAAGTCCTCATAGATGATGAAAGGCGCGGTACCGAAGACGGTCAGATCCTCGAATGCCTGCGCCATCTCGGTATAGAAATTGGACTGCGCGAGAACGGTATAGACGCGCTCCTCGGCGTCTTCGAGCCATTCCTTTGCATCAGCGTCAAGCTCCACGCCTGGCATGGAGATGCCGAACTTCAGCCACGGCCGCGACGGATTGGTGAGACCTGCCCACATACCAGAGGCACATGTCTCGACAGCAAGCGTGCCGGTGGAGTCAACGATCTGGTCATTAATCGGATTGCCACGGCTCATCTTGTTGGCGACGACGAGCCAATGATACCGACGGGGCAGGAAGAACTCAGCCAGTCGGGCCCAATGCGACCACCACGAATAGCGCCATGCACGCAGGAAGCCGAGACGAGCCTCAAGGTGCGAGAACACAGCACCCCATGACCGATCTTCCTTGCCGCGCTGGGCGGTAGTCGTCAGTGGCTGCTCTGCCAGCAATGTCGGCGACATACTGGTGTAGGGAGCGTCGGCGAAAGCGTCAGCCATTCGTTATTGCCCCAGCAATTGCTTTTGCGCCGTCTGCGGCGTCGGTGCGCCCTGCGATGACGACTGCACGGTGTTGCTCACGCCTGCGCCGGCTGCGGCCGCTGCTCGAGCTGCGGCTGCCGATCCAGCATCCTGAACCGATGCATCCGCTTGAGTCGGCGGTGCGGGTGGCGGGGGCGGTGCCGCTGGTGCCTTGGGGGATAGAAAGGACATTTAGACCACCAAAAGTACGATGCCGGCGGCAAAGCCGGAGACGATCGACAGCAGAAAGAAGAGAATGGCTGCGTTGCGCAGCACGTCAGACGGTTCCATGCCGTCCATGAACTGGGACAGGTTCGTCAGGTAGCAGAGCGCGCCGGTGACGAGCGCCAGCTTCCAAGCCCATGCGTTATGCAGTGCAATGCCGGCGGCGAAACAGCCGATGACGTAAATCCAAGCCCACACGGAGCCGATGATGACGTGAAGACGTTGGTTGTCGTTCATGAAACTGGCCTATCTGAACGGATCGTAGCTATCGGACACAGCGCTGTTCAGGCCAGCGCCGGCGAACGGGTCATATTCGAATGTGTGACGCCCGCGGCCGGCCCCCCGGCTCTTCGGAGAGACCGGAAAAGCGAATGTTAGGATGAAGGCGTCAGTATCATCGGGCGAGTAGCCGATCTTAGCCTTCACATCCTCTTTCGGTTCGAGCAGCAACCGATCCTTGCGGATGGAATAGGTCGTGTTGACCAGACCCTGCAGGAGTTCCTCGCTCTCGTGGAGCGCACCACCGCGCTTGATCCAGTCGGCGGCTTCGAAATACATTTCGGCCCGCTTGTTGAAGTAGCGTTCCTTCTTGATCGCATCGCTTGAGAAGTGCACGCCTGTCGGCGCAAACCCCAACACCCCGAGCTGATCAAGCCAGCCCGCACCAAATCCGCCGGTCGCATCCACAAAGCATGCATCAATGCCGTGGGTCTGCCATTCGCGAGAAACGATTCCGGCGCCCTGGATGGAGTTGATGTTGCGATGCTTGATTGACTTAAAGCCTTGAAGCCCTTGGCGTCGGAAGATCACCGACTGGTCATCGCCCATCTGCGCCACGTCGACACCAAGGACTTTCGGCGAGTTCTCGATGTCGTATTCCCGGTAACTGCGAGCGAATGCCGCCCTCACCTCGTCTTCAGAGATCAGTGCGTTGAAGTCAGTGTCGGGAAACTCCCCGAAGATCTTGACCTTCACCCATGGATTATCTCGACCGTATTGCGAGATCATCGCTCGGGCATGCTCGACCGAGACACGAGGCGTTCGCGACGGGCTGTCCGGATCAGCCGTGATTTCGATCAGATGCCACAGCTTATTGATATTGCGCCACGCAGAGTACAGCGGACCGCCGCGCCTTGTCGGGTTCCCAGCCTGCACGATGTGCGCTTCTTTAGGGCTACCGGCAAAGATGCCTTCGCACGTCGGCATGATTGCGTCAGGATAATCACCAGACTCGTCAAGCAACCACATAACGTAGTCAGCGTGAACACCGGCCAGTGCATTACCGATCTGCTCTGCGTTGGCGTCTCGCGCCCATGTGCGGGCTTCGAGCTTCCATGTGGCTTCAGCGTCGTTGTTGTAGATCTTGTTGCCGGTCTTCGTGAACGCCTTCTTCAGCAGAGGAGAGCGATCGTACCAGCGGGCAAGTTCCGTCCACAGGTTGGCGTAAAGGTTTTGACCTGTGATCGACGTGCAAGCGATATAAGGATGCGGCCGAGTGAGCAGAAAGTTCCAACCGAGCCACGCAAGGAGTGCGGTCTTGCCTGGGCCTGCGCATGCCTTCATTGCCAACCGCGGGCAGTTCGGGAACGCCTCAAGCGCTTCTTGCTGCCAGAGGTCTGGCTCGACTTCGAACAGCTCGCGCACCATCGTAACGGGGTGCTCGCGCCACCGCCGTATTTGATCCGATGCGGAATTCATCAGTCGTCTGAATTTTTCATGCTGGACGCGACCAGGGCGGCAAGCGTGTCGCCGATGTCATGTTCCTGCTTGTCACGAAGGCCGAGGTCGCGCGCGATAATGTTGGCGTTCAGCAGATCGGCCGCAGCTCCTTCGAGCTTTTGAGAGTAGATGATATCCTCTACGCGTGTTGTGACTGCGGTATAATCTTCACGCGTTCGATAGGCTTCCCACGTCGAACGATCGATATCGAGGAAAAGGCGCAGCGCGGTAAGCGTCATCGCGCGCATCTTGGGAAGCTTCTCGACGGTCACCGTGCCCTGGAATGCGAATGCCTTCGATTCCCACAATGGGTGTTTTTCAACCCATTCGAAATATTCGCAACAGGCGTTCCAAAGAGCTTCAGGGGTCTCGAAGAGCGGCTTGCGCCCGTGGCTGCTTCGAGCCTTCCAGAACTTATTTCCCTTCGGGGCGGGCATTGAATTACCGGACGCCTGCCGACTTCAGAAGGTCTTCAGCTGCACGAATGACGCGAGCCCATTCTTCCTGATTGGACGGCTCGGATTTCGTGGCGTCCATAACTGCTTGTTTTGCCTGATTGAAGGTTTTCATTTCTGGCCTCATTTGGAAAACTGTTCTGGCTTTGCGGATACAGGGCAGCGAATTTTGATACCGACAGAAAATATATTCTACGGTTTCGGGGGTATGCGCCCCATGGTGATATTCTTCTGGAACCGGATCTCGGGATTACGCCACGTCCAGCATTCGCCAGTCGCGTCGATGGCGCATACCCACTGCAGATCCTGCTCTTCTCCATTATCGATGAGGAAATGAGCTAGTGCGGGGCCTTTAGGGGTATCGAGAGGGATTGATGGGAGGAGACGGAGGATCATTGCTCAGCCTCACTCGCTGACGACCCTCAAGTCGTGGTCAATGCGCCACAGCTTCGCATTGGAAGCTCTGAATAAAGCAGCCACTTGAGGTCCGATAGCATCCATCAGATCCCGAGTATAAGGGCTTACTTTCTCCGTCACCTTCCCGATCCTGCAATGCCTAATGCAGCGGTTGACGGCGTTTTCTATCTCTAGCCGGCGGTCGTCTGTGATGGCGGTGTGGGTCATTGGGCCACGGCATTGATGTTGCGGGACAGGTTCTCGCGAAGCAAATAGCCTTCGAGCGCCCAAATCTTGTTCCGGGCATTCTCTCGGGCGATCTTGCGGCCGATTTCCTGATTGAAGTTCTCAGGAGACGCTGCGGCGCTCTCGCCGGTCACGATGTATCCATTGCGCAGCGTAAGCGCGCAGACGGTCAACGTCGTGCTGGGGAATACGTGGTATTGCTCGGAGACAACCGTATCATCGATCATCTGCGGGTTCAGACGTGTGGCGTTCAAGCCCTTGGCCTGGATCTCGGCTTCAATCTGCTGTTCATCCTTGGACATCTGTCTATCCTTCAATCTGGGCTTCAATCTGGAATCAAAAAGCCCGACCAGCAGTTACGCCGATCGGGCTGGATGAGGCGACTTCCACGTCTCTCCGGGTATAGCGCTCCCGGTGCTTCTCGGCGGGAAGGAACGGCTGGGACCATTCTCCCTTTGCCTTCACGAACCGGCTACAGTCGCCGTGCCCGCCTTCCCGATCTGTGTGAGGCTATTGCCTCGAATTGGTGCCGGCATTCTGTTACGAGGCCGCCGACTGCCCTAGAGCAAATTGCTCAATGGAGACAGCATATAGCTGTTCGCATGCCCCTCATACCGTCTTTGCGGCTCCGAGAGATCGTTGAAGCCTAAGCTTCGAATTGGCTCCAAGGGCCTCGGCGACACCGTATCCTTGGCTTATGGCGCCCCGGTTAAGGGGATAGGCTACACCCGCGTGTAGCTGTCTGGAGCGGCGACCCGGAATCGAACCGGGCTTGTCACCTTGGAAGGGTGATCCCTCACCTTGAGGACCGCAGCGTGTCTCTATGCCGCCTGCTCACGCTCAATGACCATCGAAATGGTCGCGAAGCCTTCCAGATAAACCAGATGCTTCACAATGGGCTCTATCTCTAGCAGGTAGCTCGTTTGCAGATCAGCAAACTCCCGCGGTGTGCGCGGGCGACGGATCGCAATCAAGGCCGTGAGGTCGCCGCTCGGGTTGATGATCGCCTCATACTTGAGGCGCGTCGCCTCGATCAGAGACAGCCACTGTTCGCGCTGCGCTTCGATTTCAACTGGATAGGTCTTGATGATTTGCATCACGCGACCACCACGTTCAATTTTTGAGAAAATCCGCACGCGCCAAAAGCCGGAAGACCGGCTTCAAGTGGCGCACCCCTCGGACGACATTTAGAGCCCCGATGGAACAGGCGGCAAATCAGTTGCGCTGACATTACGCGACGGCCTCGAGATTTTCAAGCGGGATGTCAAGCTCTAGCATGCTATCAAGGGTTTCGATAACAGCTTTTACCTTGCCGCGAGACGACGGCCCGATAACCCTGGCCACCAGGCCGCTGAACGGGCTCTTGCCGCAGATAGTGGCGATCGTATCCTTCGGCAAAATCTGCTCGCGATCCTTGCGGGTGGTCTGGTGAAGTGCCCTGCGGTCCCTCGCCTCGCGCTCGGCGCGGCGTTTATGGATCAAAGCCCGGTTTTCTTCCTCGATCGCTATGAGTGCGGATATATCACGCTCCGGCATCATGTACGGGCCCGAGGAGACAGAGCGACGAAGGAAGCACATGACGCCCTCGACGCGCCTGACGTCTTCGAATTGCTTTCCGAACATGTCGACGAAGGCGTAGCCTACCAGTAGCGGGAAACGGCGCTCTACCCATTTCTTCGTTCGGCTATGCCTAACCTCGTAGTGGACCGTCGGCATGAAGACGCGGAAGCCCTCATTGCGGAGATTGCGTTCGATCACGCATTCAAGCAACCCCGGCGTTCCTTCCGGTGCCTTTGCGTTTCGTTGCGCCCCGGGTGCCGTCCGGATGCAGTACCAAAGTTCTTTCGCCGCCATTTCATTGCCCTCGTTTCAATTAGGTGAAGTCATGTCGGCGAAGCGCCTTGACGACGCCTCTGCCATGCGAGCCTCAATTTTGTTGACCGCGTACAGCACGGTGGTGTGGTCTCGACCTCCGAACATCCGTCCGATCTGCGGGAGGCTAAGATTGAATTTGTGGTATATTTCCCACATCAGGAGATGGCGGATCTCGACGACCCTGTTTCGCCGTCCGGCGCCGACGACGTGGCGAAAGGAGATATCCAGTTCAGCGCACCGGTCTTTGAGATAGGTAAGCGCCGGGTTGACCTGTCGTAGCTGCCACTCGACAACGTGAGCATCGAAATTGAGGCCGCCGAATTCCCAGAGAGGAGCAATTTTTGCTACAAACTGCGGCGCTGGAACGGCCATGGCGGGTTCCAGTTCCTTGCGCTTTGGATGCTTCCCGGCGTGCTCGAATCTCAGCCGGCGCGCGGCCGCTTCTGCGAAAATATCCGCGGCGCTCCCATACTGCTTGACGTTTAGCTGGATGTTCATCGTTTGAAACTCCTCTCGGAACGCTCACGCTCTTGCTGCAAATACTCTTCTCGGGACTGGGTTTTCAGAAGATGGGGGAAGCCGTTTTGCTTGGGAGGCGGCTTCTCCGGAGCCGGAGCTGGTACATCGTTCCAGCGATCTTCCGACAGCCATTTAACGGGATTGCACCACTGGCGATCGTCGGTCTTGGCGGCGTAAGCGATCACCCCGACCATGATCTGGTCGACGCTTGCTCGGTGAATGGCTTTGGAAAACGCCTTCTCAGCCGCAGGCCTGCCGATCTTGCTCGGATAGGCTTCCCAAAATTTTTCGAAATCGGGCGCGCTCGCGTCTTCCGAACGAAGTGAGGAAGATAGGTTATTGGTACTAGGTGGCACGCCCGTATCACTGCATTTGCTGTCCACGTGCAATGCAAGTGCATCGCTTTTGCTTTTCCCATGGCGGACGGATGCTGCAGAACGGCGCTTTTCAATGATCTCGTCCGCCTTCTCAAGCTCGGCATCGATACGCTTGTGCGACCACCCGTCGCCGAAAAGCATGGCGAGAACGTCGCGGCTCTCCTCCCACTGATCAGCGGAAAGCTTGGCTATGCGGGCGATCAGACGTTCATTGTCCGGTAGACCACCGTTCTGCCAGTAGTGCATTATCATGAGCAGGTAGGCACCATGCTCGGCGGCCGTCAGGTGACCGGTGTCGGCAAGATAGTCAGCAATGTGGAGAGGCATCCAGGCGCGGTTGCTCATAGAAATAGCCCCTGCTGCTCATCATACCGCTCGACGGTCTTGACCGATCGGCGGTAGCGTTCGAATGGCGTCTTGCGCCAGATCTGAGGTGAGTTTGCCCAGCGTGCGACATCCCGGAGGAGCTGCTTGTTCCAGTCGAAGCGCGGGAATGGCGAGCGATCAAGGGCGTTGAGCTTCATGTAAGGCTGAACGTGCGGTTCGCCGCCCCAGGCTATGACTTCGCGAATCCGCTCCATGCAGGCTTCGACCGGCTCATTCCCGATCAGGACATAAACCCGCTTCCGACGCGGCGAGACATCGCGCAGCATCTTCATCACGCGCTCGACGTAACCGCGTTCTTGCTGGTCATCGTAGGCAAAGCGCCACGGTCCCTTGTTGATGACGCTCCAACGGTGGAAGCAGTCATCATCGAACGTGCGTGGCTCAAAGCCAGAATTCGCGTCCAACAACTCGACACCTTCGCCGATGTATCGGCTGATGATGAAATCCTGATAGTCTGCCGGCAAGCCGGAGAGATTGTTGTCGCAGAGGATCGGGCGGACCGGGAATTCCGGCAGGAGGGTAAATTCCTTGCCTTCCATCTTTGGGACGATGCAAAACCAGCACCCGACCGGGCAACCGCGACTTGCGATCGTAGCGTTTGGATTATGGCGCGCGACCGCATCCGGCATATCGCCGCCGATCTCAGCTACATCGGCAAGGAAGTGCTTGCGAGTGAAGATTCCCGGCCCACCGGCGCGAACCTTGTAGCCGAGCGATCGCCAGTAGACGGCGCGCTGATAGGCGTCATTGAGCTTCCACGTAAAGGCAACCGACAGATACGCCGTGTCGCCCTCCGTCCACTCCGCCAATCCACCGACCCACTTGCTTTGAAGGCTGCTCATTTGTAGCCCTCGATCTTCACGAGCGGGCCATTGCGCACCACGCCGAAACCCTTCTGCAGCTTGCGCGTCTTGGTGCACCAATCACACATGGGCTCTTCCTGGCCGGGATTGTTGCCGGAGGCGCATGTTTTGATGTAACGGGCCTTTCGGGTCTCGTAGGCGCCACAGACGCAGCGCACGACCCAATTTGTGCCGTTCGACGTGATGTCGACGGCTATCCCTGTGACCTTCAAACGACCGATCGTGGTACCAGTGAGGTCGACGAACGTCGGCATCAGCATTTCGGCGGCCGACGGCGCACGAGCTCGAAGCGGCACATCGGAATGGACTTTGCCATTCGACGGCGTGAAATCGAAGTGCTCGCCGCGACCGGCAACGCGCGCAGCAACCTTGTCGCCGGGGAGAAGAGGCGCGACGGCGTTTAGATCGACTTGGGCGAATCTTGTCATGCGAACCTCCTGCGGATCTCGCGCAGCTCGGCACGAAGGCGGAGATTATTTTGGCGGCGATATTCGGCAGGATCAAAAACCGGACGATGCGCTTTTTCGTACCGCTTGTTCATTGCGGCGTTGATGAGCCGATCAGCCTTGTGGGGCTTGATGCCCATGGCTTCGGCTATCTTTTCAACATCGGGGCCATAGAGGGTGAAGGCTTCTTCGAATTTCATGCTGCCACCTCGAACTTGCCTGTTTCATCACCGAAGTGATCCCAGCCCGGGCGATTGGTGCGGCTGAAAAGCTCAAGGCGACGGGCACGCGGCATCAGGCGCTCGGCGGCGCGGTACGCCTCTTCGGGCTTGCGGGAATGCTCACGAGCCAAGCCCGTGAAACCAGACCGGACAGACTTCGATGTCTTCGGGTTGCCGCGGGTTCCGATCAGGAACGGCTCGCTGCTCGACCGAAGAATATAGCCGGTCCCGAAAGAGATCTTGCCGTGAACCGTGGTCTTTAGCCATGTTCCGGCGGTCTTGTATTCAAAACCCTGCGCCTTCATGACCTCGATGGCCTGAGGCAGCATTGGGTTCGTCGCCCACATCCAATGCACCGCGTTTTCGGCACACAGGTCTAGGACCGGTAGATCCTTGATTTCAGCCAGCGACATGACCTTGTATTGAGCCTGCGCCGACTTCGCTTCGCCCTTGCTTGAGCGAAGTGCGAACTCCCATGCGAAGTCTGACATGATGAAGTCGTAGGTGTGAGGCTGGAGGTCACCCCATGGCCAGTTAAAGAGGATCATGTCGGTCTCCGAATTTTCAGGATGCCGGTCGGAACGTTCGTGCCGACTTCGGAGAAGCTGCCTACAGGGAGGTCGGTCCACTGCCCTTCGAGCTCTTTATGGTCGTAGTGGGCTGTCGCCGGCAGGATCGACACGAGCGTCCCGCCGGGCTTTAGGAATTTCAGAGCATGGCGGACATGCTTGACGTAGTGCCGGCCGTAGAATGGCGGGTTCATGATGACGAAATCGAACTCCGGCCGAGCCGGCTGCTCTAGGAAGTTGCCGGTCAAGACTGAATGGCCCTTCGCTCTCGCCTCGGCGGCGCGACCGGCGTGCACCTCAATCCCGAACGGCCTGCAGCCCCTCGCCCGTAGCTCGTCCAGGATACGCCCATCGCCGCAGGAAGGCTCAAGCACACGATATGCTGGCGCTTCCGATCGGCTGTAGTCTCTCGGCATGTAGATGCCGGCGACATCCATCGCCTTGGCAATGACCTCAGGCGGCGACCAGTAGAACTGCAAATCCTTCGAAACCGCCGTGCTCGTCTGAGGCTTGGCGTCTTCCTCCTCGGCGTCGGGCAGCACCTCGCCGTAGAACTCCGCTAGAGCTCGGTTGATGTCGAGAAGTGCAGTCGGGCTGAAGAATATGTGAGCGTTGCCGTTTGAGAACTTGCGAACAGTCAAGCCGCGGTTCGGCGGGGTGACAACCTCATCCTTGCCGCCGCGGTATTTTTTCAGCTCACGGCCATCGAGTACGGCATCTTGGCCGGCCCGGTGGCAAGCTTCGATCTCCGCAATTTCCTCGTATTCTATTTGTGGATCACCACGGTAGGCAGCGAGAGCGTTGGCGATGTCTCGGAACTTGTCTCGCCCATATCCACTATATTCGCCCCAGTGGACGATAACCCGCTTGGGAAGGCCTTTAACGCCGATCTTCACCTTGGAGTGCGACTTGTAGGCGGGGTCCAGGTCCGCGAACACCTCCGCCAGGCCGCGCAGGATATGGTAGCGCGGGCGCATGAGGTAGTCGCCGAACGTCGCCTTGGCATTGTCGAAGGTCAGTTCAGGCGGCTGCTCAAGAGTCCGCTCGAAAAGCTTCTTATCCTTTGCGCTAGCGATGCGATCGATCTGGAGGCGGTCATAGATTGCCTTCCATCCCGACTTGAGGAGATTGGACCGTAGCTCGCGAGCGGATAAGTGCGGGCGATGTCTGGTGACCGGCGCCACATACTTGCCTTGCACACTCGCGGCGAGCTCTAGCTGACTGAATGCAGCTTCAAAAGAAGTTATCGCGTCATCGATCGCTGCGTTCTTCTCTTCGTACTCGTCAACGAGATCGAGTACCGTGCGTTGGGTGACGAGTTGGTTCATGCCGCCTGCCCTCTCCGCTCGAGAGCCTTCACATAGGCCGCCTTGATCTCCTCAAACCGAGCGATGTCGTACTCTTTGGTCGCGATCTCGCCTTCAGCACGGGGCTTTTTCGAGCCCTTCCCATGGTCATCAAGCCAGGTCATGGCGCTGGCAATGCGGCGGTCGAGCCATGCGATCATTTCAGATGGGTCTGTCATTGCTCGTCCTTCAATTCCGGACATACCCACTCAGCCAGGCCGGCGGCCTTATCCCTGAGCCACATCGCGATCGAGTGCCGCCGATCGAAGCTTAGCCATCTGACGAAGATGCTCGGTCTTGGCTTTGTATTCGGCATGCTCGTCCCTCGCCCTACGGAGTGCTTCTGCTGTTTCGAAAAGCTCAACCATTTGGAAATGCTGCACGGTTTTGCTTTCATGGTAGCGCCATGCTTTCAGGCGCTGCTCTGTCCATTGATTTTCAGGATCTTCGCGATGGGGAAACCGCTGGCGAAGTTCCCGGCAAGCAGCACGGAACATTTCGCCGATATGGCGCTTTGCTCCGATCTGCTCGATTAGGAAATTTGCTGTGGCTACATCAGACATTTTCTTTGCATTTCCCTGTATTAGTTTTTCTGAATCTCCGGAAAACTTTTCGGTCACTTCGAAATCCTTTCGGTTCATCTTGCTCTTGTTGAAGGAGCCTACAGATGAGCCACGGATCGAAGTTCGATGATCGCGACCAAGGAAAAGACCCGGCAAGGTCTTCGCCCTTGGTCGCCGGCCCGCCGCCTGGGCAAACCGTAATTCCATTTCGCAGAGCCGCAGCAACGCCGCAGCCCGGCTCTGCTGCAGCCGGCAATCCCTCCGCCAGGGAGCCGGCTGCCCTTTCATTCGAAAGTCTCGGAACCGCTACTCAAGCCGTCGTCATGCGACTGGCGAATAAGAGGCTCCGGATCAAAGTGCTGGCCTCGACCTCTCGGGAGGAGGAGGAAGACGATCGAGGCCAGCCTTGAGCGCGTGGAGCTTGGGAGGAGACGCGCTCAATCGAAATCAAAATTCCTCGCGCAGAAATTCGTCCTCGATGGAACGAATGTGGAAATGACGAAGGTCGCCCTCAGCCGCGCCACGCTCTTCCGGGCTGGCAGCGGCTTTCCTGATTTTTGAGATGGCGAAAACGCCAGCAAAGAAGAAAAGGCCGGTGAGAAGTGCGATCAGAAAACAAGCGCCAGATAAGCTCATTCCGCTGCCTCCAGTTCACGAATTGCTCTCAGGCACGTGGCGCAATGCTTCGAGCCATATCCGCCGCAGCGCTCCTCGCCCGGGTGCTGACAATGAGGGCGCAGCAGATAAGCGGCCGGGGGTTTACTGACGGGGTCCCCGGCCTGTGCGGCGGTCGACGGTTGAGCGGTTACATGGTCGCCTCCTGTGTTGGCGGCGGCGCGATCTCGTTCTACCGCCGCATCGCGGTCGGTCTCGCGCTCGACGCTAGGGGCAACGGCTTCGCCTTGAGTGGCCGTTGCAATGGGGGCGGACGACGACGGTTCAACGCCAGCGGCGTTCGCAAGTCGGGCGCTGCCCTTCACTTCAGCGATTGCGTCGTCATCCGATTGGGAATTGGGTGCCGGGGAATCGTCGCCCCGGCTCGACCTACTCGCATCTCCCGTCACGCTGTCGGCTGCCACTTCATTGGCCTGCCCTGTCGCGCCGTTGTCGCCGGATGCTTTCGCTTGGAATTCTTCCGCAGCCTCTTCGCGCTCGGTCATGATATCGACGGCGGCGATCAGCGCGGCGCGACCGGCTTCGGTCTGCATGCCGTCGACAACCTGCTTGGCGAGGCGCCGGCTGATGTCGTCCTTCGGTTTGCCGCCTCGCGCACGTGCACGTGTGAGGAGCGAAACGTAATCGTCGATGCGCTCGCCGCGCTGCTCGCGCTTCGTCTTGGACTTTTCGTCGAGACGCATCTCGGCAATAGCGCCTTTCAGGGCCGCGACCTCGGCGGAAACGGAAGCGCCGTTCCATCCAAGACCCTTCAGCTCTTCGCGCAGGTCGGCATAGATCTGCTTCAGATCATCGGCGGCCTGCTGACGCATGTCTTCGGCCTCATTGATGAGGCGAGCCGTGCGGGAGGCGATTTCGTCGGGGATGGTGTGAGCGTCATCGGTCATGACCTACGCCTCCCCCCGAATTTTTCTGGCGATAGCAAGCTGAACGCTTTTGGCGCCGACGGGCAGATCATCGCCCTCAGCAAAAGCTCGCTGAAAGTCGAAACTCTTGGCATTGCCCTCAGCGATCACCGCGCAGCGCTCGCGCTCGGCGAGGATGACCTTGGAAATCTCGGCAACGTAGATGTCTCTAACCGTTTTGTTGCCGCTCCTGGTCCGCTCGATTATCTCGACGGTGATGGCTCTGTGTGCGCTCTCAAGAACTGCTTCCGCCGCAACGCGAACGTCTTCGGGGATGATCTGGCCGTCGGCGCTCATGCTGCGTTCTCCGACCTAGGAAGGAAATCTTCCGCAGCCAATTCGACGCCGTTCTCTCTCGCCGCAGCCAATAGAACCGGTACGTGCTTGAACGGAATAATGCCGCCTGTCCCGCCGGATTTCTTATCGCGCGCCCAATTGGACACGCGTGTGCGATGGACGCCGGCAATGGCGGCTACTTTGTTCGGACCGCCCAAGCGGTCAATGATTGTGCGTGCAGGTTCCATGCAAAGTACTGTAGCTATTTTGGCTACAAATGCAAGAGGGGTGTAGCGATATTGGAAACTGATTTGTTGCTACGAAATCGCTACACTATGTTCATGGTGATAGATTGGGTAAAAAACGCGGTAGACCACAGCGGCTTGTCACAAGCCGAGATAGCCAGGCGCCTTCATAAGCGGTTCGGCTGGAGGGACGATCGCACCATCATCAATAAAATATTAAAAACAAACCGCGGCGTAAAAGCCAAGGAGATGATGGATATATCGGACGTCACCGGATTCCCTCTCCCTGCCGAAGAAATGGAACTGCAGCAGTCCATCCACCTTGTATCGTGGGTAAGTGCTGGTCGGCTTTCGCGGGATGAAGTGGCGGACGAAATCCTTGGCACTCTCACCGTCTCCGATCTGCCGAAAGGTGACTGGATAGCCTTACGTGTCGAGGGCACGTCGATGAACAGAATTTCGCCTCCCGAAAGCATAATTTTCGTCGACCGAAACGATAAAAAACTGGTCAGCAACGCTCTCTATGTCATTGATGACGGTGAAGGAAACGCCACTTACAAGCGTTTCAGGCCGGGGCCGCCCCAGAGATTCGAACCTGTTTCGACTGATATTGCGCACGATCCTATCTATTTCGACAATGAACCGAATGTCATTGGTCGAGTGCGCAGATCTGTCCTGAATATGTGATTTGCCGGCTTTAGGTGGGCGTCAGAAAGTATTTCAGGGCCGCTGAGACCAGCGGACCGACGAGACAGTAATCTCCGTCCCGGTTTGCATCATAGGCAAGCTGCAGCGCCGCAAGCGCGCCGTTCCTGGTTAGCGCCGGCCGGCACCATTTCTCGAGCTTTGCCATTGGGGCTATGTAGGACGTGTCTGCATAGGCGTTTGCCGCTTCGTCCTCTTCCGGTGCATTTGCAAGAAAATCGGCGATCCCCGCTTTGTAGTCATTGATCGCGATTAGAAGTGGCTCGGGTTCCTCATCCGCCATTGGCGCATGGGAAGAATGTACGGATTGATGAATGCAATCCCCGTCTGACATTTTATCCTCCAACTCAAAACACTCGGCTGAATACGGCGTTGAAGGGCTGCAAAACTCCAACTTGCGAAGCCCTCTAATTTTGCGAAAATTCGCGTCTATTTTTTAGAATTATATTAGATTCAATTTTACTCATTTGCTTTAATTCCCCGCAGGTTACGTGAAAAATCTCTTTGGTTTTTACCCGCATATTACATTCCACAAACTGCGTTCGCGCAAGGCGAAAGTGGTGCATCTGTGGTGCATATCAGGCAGTAAATTTTTATGTCATCAGTGCGTTATGTCGAAAGATGATCCACAATTCAATTTGCGGATGCCGTTGACCCTTAGGCGAAAGGTCACGGCCGCAGCCAAGGACAACAATCGGTCCGTCACCGCCGAAATAAATTCCAGGCTGGAATCCACCTTTCTACAAGACGCAGAAAGATCAGAAGTCGGAAGAGTGCGTGCGATCATAGAGAACGCCACTTCGCTGCTGAAGATGCTTGAAAACTCTCGCCGGTCCTAAGCAAAGCCACCCGCCACATTCAGCTCTCTACCCCTACCGGATATCGGCCGACGGCTAACGCCTGTTGAGCTGGATCTGGCTTCGCCTTTTTTTGCATATGATTCGTAGCGATGCAATAAAATGTCGCCGAAATCGCTACAAGCCTATTTACAGCCGTAGCGATTATAGCTACAACATCCTCGTACCAAACACGAACGAGCCGCCCGGCTCTGAAGCGAAGAGGATGAGGGAAATGGCAAGAGGCATCACACAGGTAGACAAGCAGATCGGGGAAACGATCAAGGGTTTCCGTCGTCTGCATGGCTTATCCCAATCGGACTTGGCCGAGAAGCTGGGTGTTACATTCCAGCAGGTTCAGAAATACGAGAAGGGCTTGAACCGGGTTTCGGTCAGCACCTTCATCCTGATTTGCAAGACGCTGAACGTCGAACCGATGGATATCATCGGCAAGTACTTCGGCAACGACGAGGACAGTCAGGCTCCGGCGCTGATTGCGCAAGCCAGGGCAGCCCGTTCCGCTCTCAACCAGATCAAGCAGCTCGTCGACAACGCCTACGCGGCGGCTTGAGCCCGATCGCCTTCGGCATCCGCCCTTCAATGTGGCGGATTTCGAAAGTGATCAGATCCGAGGACGGAACGATGACAACCCTGCAATTCACATTCGAGCAAGTGACAATCCCCCTCTATGGCGAAGGCGCGCTTTTCTACGGCGAAGCCACGCTTGAGAGCGCGAGCGAAGACGACAGCGAGTTTTACGTGTCGTCGGTCCAGCTCGGCAAGAAGGCCACGCTGACGCGCCCGAGCCGGATCAACAGTGCCGATCCAGTTGGCGGCTTCCTCTTCACTGAGATCGTCAAGCAGATCGAGAACGACAAGACGGTTGTCGGCGGTCAAGCCGCTCAGGAATGGGCGTCGGCGGTCGAAGATCAGGCGTTTGAGGCTCGTTCCTATCGCATTCCGGAGGTTTCCCCGACGAGCTCCTACATCATGGAGGCAGCGGAATGACACGCTGCGATCTTCGCTCCTACGGCGAATGCGATTGCCCTGCTGGGATATGCCAGCAGGAGCCCGCCCGGACCGCGCCGGTAATCACCTTCACCGCCAAAGAGCAGTTCTTTGCCATGGCGATGCTCGCCCTCTTCATGACTGCGATCAGCTACGCGGCACTCTCCCGCGCCGAGCGCGTCATCAAAATCCAAGATCAAGACAACCAGGAGGCATACGCTCATGTCAACCGCCGCTGAAAATGTATTGGATTTCTTTCACGGCGAGGCTGTGGCCGATGTCGTGTCGCTCGTAAGCGAAAATCCTGGTTCCGTCCTGACCGACGACAACCTTTATGATCGCTTCCTGGATCACCTGCGCAAGGATATTGCAGCCTTCGTCCCGGATCTGTCGACCGCGACCAGCCGGAAGAAGATCACTTCCGAGGCTTTCCGGATCACGCGTTTCAAGACTGCGATCGACGAGGCCGGGAAAAAGCTGAATGAAGACGCTCGGAAGTCGATCAATGCTATCGACGCCAAGCGACGCACCGTCAAGGCTGATCTGGAAGAGCTGGCAGAAGATGCTCGTCGCCCATTGACACAGTGGGAGAAGCAGGAACAGGCGCGCATCGATTATTGCCTGTCGATCATCAAGCATATCGAAGATTGCGGCAATGGCTTCATCGGTGGCGAACCGCAGCCATACGGCATTCTCTTCCGCGAACTGGAGGAGAAGATCGTCATCAACTCCGAGCTTGGCGAGTTCGAGGAGCAGGCCCGCGTTGCCCATCGTATCGCGACCGACAAATTGAAGGCAGCTTTCGAGGCTCACCAGAAGGCCGAAGCCGACCGGGCCGAGCTCGAAAAGCTTCGCGCCGAAAAGGCGGAACGTGACCGCATCGAAGCCACGCGCGCCGAGCAGGAGCGCATGGCGGCCGAATCCGCTGAACGCGATCGCCGCGAAAAGGAACGGCAGGAACGCGAAGCCGTAGAGCAGAAGGCACGCGAGGAACGTGCAGCTCAAGCCGCTCGCGAACAGGCCGAGCGTGAGGCCAAAGCCGCAATCGAGCGCGCTGAGCGGGAAGCTGCCGCCGCTGTCGAGAAGGCGAATGCCGAGGCCAAGGCCGTCCGTGACGAAGCCGAGCGCCAGGAACGCGAGCGCATGGCAACTGCCAAGCGCGAGCAGGAAGAGCGGGAAGCCCGTGAACGCGACCGCGATCACCGCGGCCGCCTGATGGGCGAAGCCAAGACCGCGCTCATGGCGCAGGGCGCTGGCGAGGCCACGGCCAAGAAAATCGTCCTAGCGATCATCGCCGGCGAAATCCCCAACATCAAAATGGAGTTCTGATCATGAACCAGATCGCGAAAGTGACGGAAGAGCGTCAGGCCGCCCGCTACGATGAGCCAGCCAATCAGGGTGATGGGCTTCTTGGAATAATCGAACGCCTGGCAAGCAACAAAAGCATGGATGTCGACAAGTTCTCGGCAATTGTGAAGATTCGCGCCGACGAACAGGAACGTCTCCGCCGGATCGAGCGCGAAGACCGCGAGGATGCAGCCCGCCGTGAGTGGCTTGCCGCTTTCTCTGCTGTTCAATCTGAAATCGGCCCGATCTTCCGGACCAATGACAACAAACACACCAGGTCAAAATACGCCGATCTGGCAGATATCGAGCGCATTGTCACACCGATCCTGACAAGGCATGGCTTCTCGACGACGTCGGCCCCGATCGCCTGCGATCTTCCAGGTCATATTCGGATGCGTCTTACACTGGGCCACGCCGGCGGCCACGAGAAGGTCTATGAAGATGACTTCCCGTTGGATGCCGCCGGATCTGGCGGGACGGTCAACAAGACCGCGATTCAGGCCAAAGGCAGCACGCAGACCTATGCGCGCCGTTATCTCAAAGCCAGCGCACTTGATCTCGCCTTCATGGACGATCGGGATGGCAACGCGCCGCCGGCGCCAAAGGACGAAAGCAACATCAGTCAGGAGCAGTTGGCGAAGCTTCGCGAAACGATCGACGCTGCTGATGCTGATGTCGAGAAGTTCTGCCGTTTCTTCCGCATTGAGGCGTTGCCGGATCTCCCGGCCAAGGAATTCGATCGCGCAATCTCGATGATCGGCCAGCGGAGGGCGCGCGCATGATCTTGTTCTTTGACACTGAGACCACGGGTTTTTTCCAGGATCGCCTCCCGGTTGATCATCCTGACCAGCCTTATATCGTCCAACTTGCCGCAGAGCTTTGTGAGGATGACGGGAAGCCAATCTCCGGCTTCTCCTTCATCATCGACAACGGCGTTGATATTCCGGCCCAGGCTTCGAACGTTCACGGCATCACGACAGAGCGCGCAGCTCAGTTCGGAATGAGTGCGGTTTCGGCACTGTCGGCGTTCACTCACCTGTACCAGCGCGCTGATCTGGTCTGTGCTCACAATATCAAGTTCGATCGTGGCGTCATCGAAACCGCAATCGCCCGGCATTACGAGCGCATTATGCCGCTTCGCAAACCCCTGTTTTGCACGATGGAAGCGGCAACACCGATCGTCAATCTTCCCCCGACCGAGCGCATGCTCGCTGCAGGCTTTAATAAGCCGAAGGCGCCGAAGCTTGAGGAATGCGTCCGTCACTTCTTCAATGAAGGTCTCGATGGCGCGCACGACGCAATGGTCGACGTTGTCGGCTGCCGTCGCGTCTACTTCCACCTGAAAACCTTGGAGATGGCCGCATGATACAGATTTTCAGCTGCGACCAGAACACGCCAGAATGGTATGCGGCCCGCGCCGGCATCCCGACCGCTTCCGAGTTCCATACTGTCATGGCCTCCGGCCGTGGAGGCGGCGAGAGCAAGACCCGCAAGACATACCTCTACAAGCTCGCCGGCGAGATCATCACCGGCGAGACCGTCGACGGCTACAGCAACGCTCATATGGAGCGTGGCCATGAGATGGAAGACGAGGCCCGCGAGATGTATTCGTTCATCGCGGATGCTGAGGTCCAGCGCATCGGGTTTGTCCGCAACGGTGAAAAGGGCGCGAGTCCTGACGGCCTGATCGGCGATCGTGGAATGTTCGAGGCGAAGTCTAAGCTGCCTCATCTGCTGATCGAATGCCTGATGCGCGACGATTCCCCGCCAGAGCATAAGGCTCAGTGCCAAGGGGCGCTATGGGTGGCCGAACGTGAATGGATCGACATCGTCGTTTACTGGCCGAAGCTCCCCCTGTTCGTGAAGCGAGCATATCGTGATGAGGCCTATATCGCCTCGATCGCCACGGCCGTGAAGCAGTTCAACGAAGAGCTTGCCGAGATCGTAGATAGGGTGCGCCGCTATGGTGCGCCGCCTGTCGCGACAAATCAGAACGTGGCGGCTTGATCATGAGCAAGAAGCCCTCCGAAAACCCACCGATCTACGTCGTCCGCAACGGCGACCGCCTCGTCGGCGAAATGGAAATGGACCGCGATCTTATCCGCCAGTTCCCCGACGGACAGAGAATCCGCGTCGATCTGCGCACCGGCCGCGTTCCGGACCGTCTCCGCTTCTATTGGGCGTTCCTTCGGGAAGTCGTGAAATCGACAGGCTGCGCGCCGACCGAAAAGGCGCTTCATCAGATGGTGAAGCTCCGGACCGGCTTCACCGACGACATCATCATGGGCGGCTTCATCGTCAAGGTTCCGTCCTCGATCGCCTTCGAAAACATGGATGAGCCGACGTTCGGCGAGTTCCTTCGGGAAGCGCTCGCTTTCATCGCATCGGAATTTGGCATCACGCCGGAACAGATCAAGGAGCTTGCAGCATGACCGACGCCGTACGCCTTTTGCCAGGAAGCATGTCGGAAGTGGACGCGCTTACCTGTGATGATCCGATCGCAGCGCTGATCGCGCGTCTGTCCGTCACCGCCGTTCCTGCTGCACTAGCGGATTTCATCAATGCCGAAGCCCAGCGACCGGGCGCGGATGTCAACCATATTCTAATCGGCACCGCAGCTTTCATGGTCCAAATGCACTCAAGTTGCGCCGCTTACATGATTGACGCGCAGCACGTGGATGTCGTTTTGGCTCAATTCCAAGCGGTAGTCGATCGGACATACCGCTCTCACTTCGTCGACAGCGCGAACGAGGTGTCGGCATGAGCAAAACGCGCGCTCTCTTCTGCTGCGGCTGCCAGGGCGACGTATCGGCTCGCCTAACCGACGGCAAGGAAATCTATCCGCGCCGGCCCGACCTCTGGGATCTTCCATTCTGGAAATGCGATGCCTGCGGCAACTTCGTCGGCTGCCATCACAAGACCAACAATCGGACCCGTCCGCTTGGCTGCATTCCGACGCCCGAAATCAAGGAAGCGCGTCGTCATATTCATCGCATCCTTGATCCGATCTGGAAGTCGGGACGTCGTGCTCGCAGCGAGCTCTATTCGATGATCGCCCACGTTATGGACCTGCCAGAATACCATACGGCAGACATCCGCAGCGTCGAGCAGGCGAACGAGATTCTTCGTGTCGTGAGAGAGTTGGAGGTGGCGATATGACCTGCACCTGCGTCGAAACCATCAACGAAAAGCTCAAAGAGCACAACACGCGCCTCACCCAGGCATGGGTTCTTGGTGGCACAACCCATCCTGGCCTCATGCTCCAGACCGATCAGATTGAGACCGGACGAGGCAAGCCGAAGGCCGTCGCAATGTTCCTCACCTATTGTCCGTTCTGCGGGACGAAGTATGCGGCTGATGAGGTGGCGGCATGAGAAAGCCAATCAGCGTCAACATATACGATTCCCATCTCGGCATCTGGCAAGACGACGCGCAGGACGAGACGCTCCGCTCGGAAGTTTACGCCGAGCTGATCCGGCGCATGCGTGGCCGGGGCTGGTCGATCAAACGCGATCCTCGCGTTCATCAGCATCATCGGTGCATCAGTCAAAACTATCGGCTTGGCGCGCGCGGGACGCTTCGGTGCGAAATTGAATTGGCCGGAAGGACGGTCAAGGTTGAGTTCTGGTCGACCACCGCCAAGCAGTACAACCGAAACGGCCGGCGCTACGACTTCGACAAGATAAAGCGTATGGCCAAGCTCGATCGCCTGCGGGTCGAATTGGAGTTTCGCCGCATCATTGCGTGGCTGGAAACCATCTCGCCGATCAAGGTGGAGCGCCGCGACGATCAAGACCTGCCGCCCATGAAGCGCATCGAGAAGGGATATGCAGAGAGCTGGCACAAGGATAAGGAGCTTGGCCGTCCGGTCTGCGACCGAGACTATAACCGGAAATCAGCTGACGGGCTTTTGCTAGAGCATGGCCAAACCGTCTGGTTTCCCGACTATCACGGACGGATTTTGCGCGGGACCGTGTTCTACAACATCAACAACATGTGGTGGGTCGTTGCCGGCGGGCAGCTTTTCAACAAAGGCAGTTTTGAAATCTACTCCGCGATGCCTGCAGATCTTCGCAAAAAGCGAAATGGCCGAAATCGACGCAATCGGCTTGAAGCAGAACTACAGATCGCCGTCCAGCGCATGGACTATCAGCGCGCGCAAGTTCTGAAGATGATCATCTTCGGCACCGAGCAGACTTACATGATCTGGGCTCGGGACAATCAGGCCTATTACCGGTCGCAATATGCCGGATACTCGACCGACACGGCTGGCGCTGGACGATACACCCGCGCGGAAGCCGAGGCCGAATGCCGTCGCGTTCCGCATGAGCTTGAGATGGTCTGCCCAGATGGCACGCACGTCTCCTTTGACAGGAGCGCTGCATGAGCCTCGATGATTTCTACTGCAGCCGCACCGTCAAGGCTATCCGCAAGCCCCACGAATGCGAGCAATGCGGCCGTCAGATTGATGTCGGATCTCCGGCCGAATACGGCGCCGGGAAGTACGACGGCTATTTCTACGCCCGATACCAGCACATTGAATGCCGAGCCGCCGGCATGGCCTACGCAGAAGCAACCGGCCTTTGGGGCGAAGACTTCACCTGGTTCCAGCACGCGGACAGTGATCAGCGCGACGATATCGGCGAGTGGCTGCTCGAGCATCACCCGATCGTCGCCGAGCGCATCAATTACCAACGCGAGGAGGTCTCAGCATGAACTCCGTACACCGGCATCTCACCCGCTATCCCAAAGCCAGAAGAGAAACCATCGAGTTTCTGAACAAGCGCGACCAGACGCTGCAGCAGCTCAAGGCTGAGATATCGGCCACGCGCCGGCGGAAGTTCTTCGACCGGCTGCTATCTTGGATGTGGAGGCGATAATGGCTGAAAATAGCAAGATCGAATGGACCGATCACACTTTCAACCCATGGATCGGCTGCACGAAAGTCTCCCCGGCGTGCGACGGTTGCTATGCCGAAAACCTCATGGCGAACCGATACCACCGCGTGGAGTGGGGGGCCGGAGAAGATCGTCAGCGCACTGGCGCCGCGAACTGGCGCAAGCCCGTCGCATGGAACAAGGAAGCCAAGGCCAGCGGCAAGCGGCCCTTCGTGTTCTGTGCCTCGTTGGCTGATGTGTTCGACAACGAGGTCGATCCAATGTGGCGGGTCGATCTCTTCAACCTGATCACCGCAACGCCGAATCTCATTTGGCTGCTGCTGACTAAGCGCATCGGAAACGTCGTCAAAATGACCGATCCCTTGCGGGGCAATCCCATGCTCCCAACGAATGCCGCGATCGGCGCGACGATCGCCAACCAAGAGGAATATGATCGCGACCGGCTCAAGCTATACGATGTTAAGGGCAGCGTTGGGCCGATGTTCACTTTCGGTAGCTTTGAGCCGCTTCTCGGACGCATCACTCTCGACAAATACGCACCGGATTGGATCATCACCGGCGGCGAGACCGACCAGGGTACTCACAAGGCGCGCGACACCGATCCCGAAAACTTCCGGTACCTGCGTGACCAAAGCCGCGATCTCGGCCGTGCCTTCTTCATGAAGCAGATGACGCGTAAGGCGCCGATCCCGGCCGACCTTCTCGTCCGTCAATATCCGGAGGCAGCATGAGCAACCGTCAGCAACGCCGGGCCAGCCTCGCATTCGAACGCCGAGGACTGAAAGGTGATTGGGGCCTTTGGCGTATCACCGACCTGCCCGACGGCATTCCGGGCGGTAACGGCTGGTGCAGGCAGGTCAAGCGCGCCCAGGCGAATAACCTCTATGTCGTCCTGATCCGGCCCTTCGTCGACGAGCAGGGCAACGAGGTAATCCACCTCGCCATCCGCACGGCCTCAAACCTTGAGCCGCCGTGGCGCGACATGCAGCGCATCAAGAACGAAATCTGTGGGGAGGAATCGACGGCCGTGCAAGTCATGCCGCCGGCCGCCGAGCTCGTCGACGAGGCCGACATGTATCACATGTGGGTGCTGTCCGATCGCCTTCCCTTCACCTTGGCATATCGGAGAGCAGCATGACCGCCTTCCGTATCGCAAATACGAATTTCGATCCGGCGCCAAAGCGCAAGCCGGCGAAGTCCAAGGGGTATTTGTCCTTCATTCATAGCCTGCCGTGCGTAGTCAGCGGCGCCTACGGCGTCGAGGCGGCGCATCTGTCGTCGCCGGCGCTTCACTTCGGCCACTACGGCCGCGGGAAAGGCTCGAAAGCTCCCGACCGCTGGGCCCTTCCTCTGTCGCCAACGCAACACCGTATCCAACACTCCATGAACGAAATGGAATTCTGGCGCCGAGCCGGGATCGATCCGCATATTCTCGCCCTGACGATCTTCGGCCTCTGGTCGGATATGAGCGACGAGGCAGAACCCTTTGCCGCAGCGATCATCAATCAACGCCTGGCGCGCGCCGGACAGCTTCGCGAAAGGGAAATCTGATGCAGATCACGAACGAAATGATTGACGCATTCAAGGAAGCATTTCATCGGGAATATCACGCCCGTCCTGACAATAGCTATGACGACAATATCAAGGCTGGGTTGATCGCCGCTCTTACCGCCGCCCCCGCATCCCCTGCGCGCGAGCCAGAGCCGAAGGTGGAAGACAATCTTCTGTCCTACTACGAGAGACAGATTGCATGGTCCCGTCAGACATTCGGCCCAGCGCTCCGCACCAAAGGGGTAATCGATCACATTCGCAAAGAACTGTGCGAGATCGAACAAGACCCGCATGACCTGTCAGAATGGGTTGATGTGGTCATTTTGGCGATGGACGGTTTCTGGCGGCATGGCGGCAACGCTGCCGACCTGTTCGCGGCCCTCCTGGCAAAGCAGCAAAAGAACATGGCTCGCACTTGGCCAGATTGGCGCACCATGAGCGAAGATCAGGCGATCGAACATGACCGCTCGAATGATGCCACCCTCGCCAGCATGGAGAAGAAGGGATGAACACCGAACCGATGTTCCCGATCCTCAACGACCCTTGTATCAAGGCAATCCCGTGGTCTGCGATCGCACCACATGAGACACAAGCGCTGAATAACCACAGTCAGACGCTTCGCGGTCTTGCGGGCCGTGGCGGGCTGGACATCTACGAGGCATATTACATCATGAAGGATCAGCCTTGGCCGACGCTATGGGCAGGACGGTCACGTGATCGCGATGCAGCTTACCGGGTATCTCTCATGCGCCTTGTTCTCGATTTCGAACGAGCAGACGCCGGCCGCTCTTCCCTTGCTGAGGAGCGGAAGCCATGAGTGACCTGAGACTGGCAATCGGAATAGCCAACAGAGCCCATGCCGGCCAGTTAGACAAAAACGGTGAGCCCTATATCCTTCACCCGCTCCGCGTCATGCTGGCGATGGAGACGGAAGAGGATCGCATTGTAGGCGTCCTGCACGATACAATAGAGGATACCTATGTCACGCCGGAGCTTCTATGGCGTGTTGGATTTTCCCAACGCATCATTGACGCCGTGTTGTCAGTCACGCGGACCAGAGGCGAATCCTATGAAGAATTCATCCTTCGCGCCAAAGCCAATGAAATCGGTCGTCGCGTAAAGCTGGCTGACATCGCCGATAACCTGTCTCCCGATCGGGCTTCCGGACTCAACGCGGAAAGGGAACTGCGATATCGGCGTGCGTGGCTCGTTCTTGCTGAGGGGCGGAAGCCGTGACAGCGTCCGCCCTCCCATATATTTTTCGTTGGAACCGTCAGGACCGCAAAGGCCAGCCCTGCGAAGTCTTGGCGCGCGGCACCATGAATAGTTGCTGCGTCCGGTTTGCCGATGGATACACCATGATCACGAGCCGGAACGCCCTTGCAAAGGCCAAGGAGACGAAATGACGATTCTCGACGAAGCCATATCGCCGGCGATTGCCGTTGCCAAACTTCAAGCCGCAGGCATACAACTTTCAGAACGCACTCTTCGTGAGCGAGCCCGCGCGCTTGGCGCCTGCCGCATTATCGGGAAGGCAATGTTCCTCATGCCTGCCGATCTCGACCTGATTATCAATGCCGCCAAACCGGAGCCGTCACAATGCCAGAACTCTACAAGCGAAAAGGGAGCGACGTCTGGCAATACGATTTCACGGTGGACGGAATCCGATACCGAAAATCTTCTAAAACGAGTGACAAGCGGCTCGCGGAAGACATTGCGATCAAGCACGAAGACAGGGTCCGTCGTGCCGCTGTCCATGGCCAAGAAGCGATCCTAACCTTCCCCGAGGCCGTCGCTGAATATCTGAACGACGGCAAGGATGGACGCTTCACTGCGCCACTCATTCGGCATTTCAGAAAGTGGAAAATAAAGGACATCACCGGTCCAGAGATCCGCAAGGCCGCCAAGATCCTCTACCCGGAGGCTTCACCGGCTACGTGGAACCGACAAGTCATCACGCCGATGCGTGCGATCATAAACCATGTCGCAGAGGCAAAGCGTCTGCAAAAGATTTCGGTCAAGCGGTTCAAGGAAGACAAGAAGAGACGGCCGGCCGGGAATGTCGAATGGTTGAAGGCTTTCAGCAAGACGGCAAAAAAGCTCGACATGCCGGAAACCGCCGCGCTCGCGAGGTTCCTGTTTGAGACTGCCACGCGCGTATCCGAAGCGTGCCGCCTCACCTGGGATGACGTGAACCTGCAGCTCGGGATAGCTTATCTCGAGAAGACGAAGACGACACCGCGCAAGGTGTTTCTGACGCGCGCCATGGTCATCGATCTGGCGAACATCCGGAGCCGAAATCCGGTCCTGGTCTTTGGAGCCGCGAACCGATCTACGGTCAAAAAACGCATCGACAAGGTTATCACGGAAGCTGGACTGGTGCGCCTAACCAGTCACGAATTTGGCCGGCATGGCTTCGCTACCGAGATGATCGTTCGCAATGGCGTGGACGTTGCCACGACCGCAGATCATGGCGGGTGGAAGTCACGCCGGCTGTTGATGGAAACCTATGTGGAGGGGGATGCCGACCGGGAAGTTATCGACCGGGTTTTTGGCAAAAAAGGCGGCGTTTGA